GGGCCAAGGAAATGCTCCGAATCACCAAGCCGGGGGGCTTCCTACTCTGCTTCGGCGGGACCCGCACCTACCATCGCCTCGCCTGTGCAATCGAGGACGCTGGCTGGGAAATCCGAGACTGCATGATGTGGCTCTACGGCTCAGGCTTCCCAAAGTCCCATAACATCAGCAAAGCCATCGAAAAGGCTAAAGGCGTAAAACCAGTGGGGAAGAAACCTGCGTATGGAGCGATTGCAAGCCGTGAACTTATTGATAATCGGGGTTGGAATAATATCAACAATGCTTTAATTATGCCAGAAACGCAAACCGCCCTCGCCCAACTCTGGGACGGCTACGGCACTGCCCTCAAGCCTGCGTGGGAGCCAATCATCGTGGCAATGAAACCTTTGGACGGCACATTCGCCCACAACGCCGAGGCACACGGAGTCGCCGGACTCAACATCAACGGCGGCAAAATAGGCACAGAAATTCGTAAAAATCCAGAAGCAGGATTCATTAGACGTGGCAGAACGGAGGAAGAAGTTTTTGGTTCTGCCGACAAAAATAAACCTGACAATCCTCCACACGAAGTTCAAGGTCGCTGGCCTGCCAATTTACTCTTTTCTCATCATCCTGATTGTTGGGGAGATGAAAACGGAAAAATATCCTGCCATCCCGAATGCTCCGTGAGAATGCTGGATGAACAAACCGGAACCAAGAAAAGTGGATTTATGGCTGCAGGCACGAAACGTCAGATGTCTGATAACCCCAACAAAAATACCTACGGCAAGTTCAATCCTGACACGGTGCGAAACGACACCTACGGTGATTCCGGGGGAGCCTCGAGGTTTTTTTATTGTGCCAAAACTTCTCGCAAGGAACGGAATATGGGAATGGAAGATTGTGAGGACAAACTCTTGGCTCGTTCTGGCGGGGCACAAGGAGCCGAAAACCGAGGAGAGAAAGAATATCTGCAAAAACACATCGGACTCAATCGAGTCGCTGTCGTGAAAAATAACCATCCTACAGTCAAACCCCTCACGCTAATGAAGTATCTCTGTACTCTACTCAAGATGCCCGGCCAAGACCAGATAATCCTTGACCCCTTCCTTGGCTCCGGCACAACTGGAATAGCCTGCAAGGAACTTGGCATCAGCTTCATCGGTATCGAGAAGGAACGAGAATATTGTGAAATCGCCGTAAAACGCATCGCAGCAGTGGAGGGACAAGAAATCACGCTGGAAACTACTCTGCCTGTTACTAAGAACGTGGAGACGGTCAGGACAACAACAGGCTTCGTGAGTGGTGGCGGTTGTCCAAATGAGAACTCACCGCACGTCTCTGAAAGCAGGCAGAGCATTATTGACGCCGCCTCTGCAGCACTCAGGAGAAACCAAAAATGAACGCCTTTACTAAAGAAATCGTAATTGACTATTCCGTGCGAGACCTTTGCTTCCGACCTTATCCTAATCACCCCAAGGGATGCCCCAACTATGGCAAACGTGGCTTCTGTCCTCCAAAATGCCCCCGAATAGAAGATTGGTTCAACATCTCAAAAGGTTTTTGGGTAAACTGGATTATCTTCGACTTTGCCGCCCATCGACGCAATATGAGAAGGAAACATCCTGATTGGTCTCAACGGCAAATAGATTGTTGTCTATATTGGCAGGGTACAGCCAATAAAATGCTGAGAGAAGTAGTTGCAGATACGGTATATTATCTGGAAGGCCGAGGGAATTGGCACGTATCTTTTTGTCCCGAGGCTATGGGCATCAACGTAACCGCCACAATGAAAAACTTAGATGTTAAATTGGAATGGCCCCCAGAAACAGTAGTCTATAAGGTAGCCATTATCGGAGTAAAGAAATGAAAAAACGAGGTATAATCAGGTCCTATTCCACAGGCCCCTACAACAAAATGAACGACACCGAGCAATGGATTCGCATCTCCCAAGGTTGCCCAAATAGGTGCGATTTCTGCTATGAACCTCCACAGAGGATTGTTTTTCCTATTCCACCAATAGAACGGAATCTTGTTAAGATAATGGATATGAATATATTGTCCCAAGAGTGTGTCCTCGAAAGGATTCAATACTTAGGGAATCAGAAAGTCAACAACAAAGTCGTGCATTACGAACTCGTTTGTGGTGTTGACCACCGATTTCTAAATTCTGATCTTGCGGAGGCTCTTAAAGAAGCACGATTCCAGAAAATCCGCTTGGCGTGGGATTTTGGATACATTGACCAGATCAGAATAAGGAATGCCCTGAAATCATTAATGGCATCTGGATACAGGTCGAGGGATATGATGGTCTTTATGATTTGCAACTGGGAAATTCCCTACGAGGAATGTCTCAAGAAACTGTATCTGTGTGCCATCTGGTCGGTGAAGGTGGCCGACTGCTACTTCGATGGTCAGGTCTCTCCCAACATAGAACCTATCGGATGGGGAGCAAGGCAAATAAAAGATTTCCGCAGACGGGTACGAAAACATAATCAACTCGTAAACTTCGGAATTGACCCGGAAATGTTAAGGAGCAAGAAATGAGACATAGAATCAAATGGGGAATGCCAGTGGAGACAACACCGTTGGCTATAAAGAAAAATATATTCCCGAAACATCGTAAGGGGGTTTGTTTGGGAACAGCTTATGGTCGATTTAGGAGAAATACCCTTTGCATAGTCGTTGTTTGCGGGGGGCAAGTAACGCCTTATAAATATCACCATTCTTTCTGGAAAAAATCCACTTGAAACTTATTGAGTATCTGCTATAATATAAATGAGGAAGGATATATATATGGCCGATCTACGGAAACGACAATCTCCTCTAACTGCAAAAGAGAAATATTCAGAGGGTTATGAGCGGAAATACAATTTGAAAAAAAACTATGGGATGACCCTTCGGGACTATGATGTATTATTTAGAAAACAGAAAGGGTGCTGTGCTATATGTGAACGACATCAAAGTGACTTTAATTTTCATCTTGCTGTTGACCACGACCACAAAACCGGCATGATACGGGGATTACTTTGCCAAAGATGTAATCAGATATTGGGTTATTTTAATGACAGTCGGGGTTTCTTTATGAAGGCTATTCGGTATTTAGGAAGAAGCTGATAAGGATATGACAATTCTAAACGTACCGAAAGTTCACGATTTTGGTGGCGGAGACCTTGTTGAGTTAAGGTATCTTGAGACAACCTTTAGCATACCCCGTCGAGTTGCATTGCTATATCTCAAGGCTTTAAGAATCCGGCCTATGTATATTGGCGATGACGTTTTCTTTTCCCTACCCACATTCAAAAAAATAATGTACGTTTTGAGCCGTCCCGGCAGCCCAGGTTTCTTGTTTCCGGCCAGCAAAGCGAAAGGTAATACTGTTCTCAGGAAAACAGGAAATTTCCTCGTCGAAGTAACTGACGACATCTTAGCCCAAGCCGCATCCCCTCAGATAATGGCGGAGATGGTAGCATCTGAGGGACGGGATGCCTCGATGATAAAAAAACTGGTGGCTCATTCTATTCCCTTACTAAAAAAGGACAAAAAATGAAAAAACCAATTCCAAATTGACCAATCGAATATTAGCAAAATTGTAAAAAAACATACTTGGAAACATTTATGGAGGAAACAATCGTGCGTTTCGCAATCGTAGGTTCAAGAACATTTAATGATTCTATTTTGTTTGAAGGTATCTTGTGGGACTTTCTCCGTATAAGAAGGGGAACTATTCCCCAAGATACTATTATATCTGGTGGAGCTAAAGGAGCAGATTCTCTTGCTAAAAAATACGCTACGGAGGAATCAGTTCCTTATCTTGAATTCCCTGCGGAGTGGGATAAATATGGCAAGAGGGCGGGGTATCTTCGTAACCAAACAATAGTTGATAATTGTGATATGGTTCTCGCCTTCTGGAAAGGGGTATCAAAAGGGACTCAAGATACTATTGAAAAGGCAAAGAAAGCAAAAAAGCCCACATTCATAGTGTATATATAATGAATAACGAAATTGAAAAACCTGAGCCAAGTCCCGATGATGTCTTGGCGGCGATTCAGTCCTTCAACGACCCCACTATCATCACGAATATCTTCCGTGAACTCGGCTGGAGTTATTCTCTTGAAATTCGAGAGACTCTTATTATGGCCAAGCAGAATGCCAATCTCTCGATAAAGTTCAAGGCAATTAAGCATCTTCGTGAGCTACTTCGTGAGGCTGCGGAGACATCCGGTTATGTTGCAAATGTGTCCCAGACTTATCCAAATGCCCAAGGGGGTCATACGACTTTTCAAGCAAAGCGTTTAGCAAATATGTTGAATCCAACGAAACAAATTGAAGCTACTATTAAGGAATCTAAAAATGACAGAAAAGAAGAAAGCCCAACCGAACCTAATCGAGAATGCGATAGGCAAGAGAGCCGAGACACCCAAGACACCTCCTCAAGTTCTGAGGGATGTCCCCGACCAACCACTAACTCGGGACGAGATGGCGACTCTGGAGGAACTAAACCACCAGACGGAGAAGAGACTTCAAGACCAGTACCCGGAGGAGCCAGTAGCGGTGACTCACACAGTGCCGAAAGTCCCGATAATCCCTGTATCAAAACCAAACCCCCAACCTGTGACCGAAAACTCTTCCCTGGAATCTCCTCCGCAGGGGATTAATTCTAAAACAGATTCTAATTTAGCCGAGGAATCCCCCGAAGAGTTTGAATCTTTTCCACAGGAAGTTAAAAGTCATTGTGTTGATTGTGGTGTTCGTTTTGAATTCAACTCAGAACTTATAGCTCATAAATGTCCCACCCCAAAAGATAAGATTAAAATCGACAACCTAATTCACGAATTTGAATCTCCCCACCCCCCGCAGGTGACTGGTAGTGGTCAAACATTTCCATCCCAGGCACTTGAGATTACACGCCCCAAACCCCCTGCGGAGGACATTGAATTCACGGCTCTGCGGAATCATATTATGGACGCTGGTTTTGTGGCGGCGGGGGTTGCTTTTCATATCGTTGCCTTGTGTTCTCAGCCAATGACGACACCATCGACGACCACTTGGGATTTCGAGGATAGAGCCGTGATTCCCGAGATGGTCTTTACTCTGCTTAGACAACCCGGGTATCTTGAGGGGATTTGGCCAAGCCTTAAAGTCGTGATGGGTAGCAACATTGGAAACGATATTTGGTGTGCTGGAATCGCCACGACGATAGCTTTCTTCGATGTGATTCGTACTCTCCCAGCCCTTGAAGAGTTAAAAAAGTAAATGTGGATTCAGCGTCCTTATCCTCTGTGGCCTCTGCCGAGAGATTATGATTCGCTATCGCTTGATGCTCAGAAACAGGCGAGGTTGGCTGTCTTGCACAATCAATCAACTCCTTTTGATTTGGTAGTGGCTTGGGATTTCTTCCGCAGGTGCTACCTCGCTGGTGCGGGGAAGTTGTTCTATAAAAACGGTTTTGAGGAATCCCCAGATTTTCACTACGAGATGATTCTTGATTTGGGGGAACACGCCCGAAATGCAAGTGCGGCTCCCCGAGGTTCGGCTAAGTCAACCGTGATAGGTCTTGAGGCCCCAATGCTATTGGCTCTAACTCGTCCTCATTACGAAATAACTTTAGGATTGGCTACTGATAGACAAGTTGAGGAACGGTTTGACAAATTGATACAGCAGTTTGTTGAGAACGAATTAATAATTCAAGACTTTGGTGAGGTGAAGCCCCCAAGAGGCCAGAAGATTTGGAATCATCACCAACTGTCTTTGATGAATGGGGCGGTTATAAAAGGTCTCAGTGTAATGGGGAAGAAGCGAGGGGGGCGACCAAGATTATTTATACTTGATGATCCTGAAAATGACCCGGATTCAGACTCTCAAGCCGCTGCACAAGTTGTAGTTGAGAAATTCGAGATGATTCTGTTTCGGCAGATAATCCCGATGCTTGAATCCGGGTCGTCTATTTATTGGATAGGGACTTTGATTAATAGGAGGTCTTTTCTCTATCACGCCACAACAAGTGACGACTCTCGATTTGACTTTTGGAACCGTAAGGTCTTGAAGGCAATCGAATACGATAAGGAGGACCCCAAGAAAGTCTATGTTTTATGGCCGGAGAAATGGTCACAGGAAATTCTTGAGGCTCGGCGAGAAGAAATTGGCCCATCCGCATTTGCCAGTGAATACTGCAACGAACCAATCTCTGCTCAAGACCGTATTCTCGTAATTGACCCTCGTAAGAATGAGTATAGTGTTGAGGGGGAATTTGACTGGAAAAATCCACTGGCTCATATCGGAAACATAAAGTGGTCGGAACGATATATGGAGCCGGGTCGCAGGGTCTATAAGGATTTTGAGAAACCCTTCCGAGAATTGGTACTTCCGATGTATCGGATTTTGCTATTCGATTATGGGTGTGGTCTTTCTCAATACAATGATTATTCCTGTATCATGATCCTTGGCTTTGACACCTTGAATACCTTATGGATTCTGGATATGTGGCTTGGCCGAGCCAAGGATGCGACATTGTTGCGATTAATCTATGAATACGGATTAGCGTGGCGGCCCCGGGTCCTCGGAATTGAGGCCGTGAGCATCCAGATGAGTTTTGCGGAGGCTGTCAAGGAATATATTGAGGAAATGGAGCAGAAAATCTCACAGCCTTGGAGGGCAAGAGTTTTCCCGATTACATATCCGGCCAGAGTCTCCAAGAGTCAACGAATATCCGGGATGGAGTGGCGATTCCGTCCTGGTAGAATAAAATATCCAGCCCATCTTGCAGGTAAATGGCCTTTTGACCAGCTATATCAACAGACCGAGGACTATACCCCAGACTTAGCCCTATTGCCCCACGACGATGCTGTTGATACCCTCTCGATGTCCCAATACGTTGTGAAAAATAGAGGTGGGATATTTACGAAGGAAAAAGGGAAACCAAGCCTTTTGGAGCGTATTCGCCGAAACCTGCCTCTTGTTAAGGGGACACCTTTACTCTCGGGGGTATCCCCATCCGAGATAACCGACGAGATGCTTGATGTCTTGAGTAAAAATGCTCGTAAATCAGCTATAGACCCGAATAACCGGCGTGTGGTTCGGGGTCAAAGGAATATTGTGGGATAATGTTTAGATATTTAATAACTTTCCTATTTGTGGCCTATATCCTGCGGAGGATATATGGCATTTTTAGGAAATATTGGGTTGACAAGGAGTGACTTTTTGGTATAATAAATGATAGTACGAAAGGAAGGCTTAAATGAATATTTGGATACCACTTGTTTGCATTGTTATTACGGTGGGATTACTTGGAATTCTTGCCTATTTACTGATATTGCTTAAAGTCATTAATCAACTGACTGAGACAAATAAGCAACTGCTCATTGTAGTGGCTGGGAAAGATGATAAACCAGAATCCTTGAGGGCATTGGTGGCATCAAATAAACCCCCGAAGAAAGTCCTCCCCGGTATTGTGGATAAGAAGAAAGAAAAAGAGTCTGAAAATGTTGATTATAAAATGACAATAGGTGTCAGATAATGGGCTATAGATTTCAGTTGCCTCCAAATACATCTGCCAACAAACAGCAAGTTGAGCAGATGTTCCAATATCTTGTCTCTACCGGCAAGTCAAGGATGAATCCAATTTCAATCAACTGGTGGATAAACCACTACTATATGAGGGGTATCCGAAATTTCAGTAACATAAATTATGGAGGCGGAACTCTTAATGCGTCATATCTGGATGAATCAGGAGTATTAAAGTTCAGATATGAGGACATCGTATCGAAATACCAAGCTCAACTTGGTAGATTATTGTCTATAAATCTTGCCCCCACAGTGTCTCGGAGGGGTACGAGTCTTGATGGTTTACGAAAAGCAAGTACGGCACAGGTAGTCTTGGATTCAGCATTCCCGCAGGAAAAAGTTTCTAAATTAGCCCTCAATGCTTTCCCGCCTCTACTACATTTTGGGACAATCGGATTTGGATTGTGGGTAGAGGGGGAGGATAGTATTGGGATTGAGGTCATTAATCCTTGGGAGTTAATTCCGATTCCAATAGATGTCGCTGTCCCATCTGATGTGCGGGGGCTGATTCGGGTACGATATGTACCTACAGACTACATAAAAGGACTCTCGATAACCCCTGGCAAAGGCAATAAAGTTTACAAGGGGCTGGATGATTTGAAGGTTCCATTTGGGGACTTACCTTCGGACGTGACCTCTAAATTTCAAGGGATAGCTTCTCTTACCCATACCGGGGGGGGTTTTTATATCAGGAGTGGACAGAGCCAAGTCGAGACTCAGTGGAAAGGACGATACCCTAAAACAGATAAATCCCAAATGGATGTCACTCTCCTTGTCGAGGTCTGGACGGAAACGTCTGATGGATACTTGGCAGAATATCTTATTTTTGCCGGCTCCTATAGTAAGCTGAATCAATTATATCGCCACGACCATTCTCAAAATAAATATTATATGCCCGTAAAAATTGCACGGGATGTTACCGTTGGTGGATTTTATGGCCGTTCCTTTGTTGACCAACTAATCCCCCTGAACACGGAAGCAGAGTATAGTCTCAGTAGTCTTTTCCAGAACATAACCGATTTCGAGTTATATGGGCTACAGATGTGGCCTGCATCCTTGGGAACACCTCCAGAGGCTCTTAGAGGCCGAGATGGCGTCAAGAGGATAACTTATGAACCAGATTACTCAACCCCGGACCTGAAACCTTTCAGTATAATGCCTGCGAAGCTAACAAAATCCAATATAGAGGGAGCTATGGTCGCTGGTGGCTTGATGGATAAGCTGGCTAATCAGCCAACAGAGATGCTGAAAGGCGGTGCTCCTGGCCGTGTCGATTCGGCTTCTGGTTTAGGATTCCTTTATGAAACAAGTGGAATTCCACTAACTCCGACAGCGAAAAATGTGGCCGAAGCAGTATCGGGAATCTATCGTTCTATGTTAGGAATTATTCAGGATATTTGGCCTCCCGAGAAAGTTGTAAGCATCAGTACTCTTGACGACTCCTTAGCCGGAATCGCTTTTGACATAGAAACCGGGGAAATTAGTCTTGCCAAAAACGCAATCCCCAGCCCCGATGAAGTCAACATCAACGTGGCTTCTGAGGTTCCAATTTCCAAAGAGCAGCAGAAAATGGAATTAAAAGAAGCCCTCGAGAAGGGAATAATTACTCTGGATGAATATGGTTTTGAAATTCGTAAAAGAGGATTAAACTCTCCGGTGGGGAACGAAGTTGCCTATCAGAATCGTCGAAGGGCTATACTTGAAAATATTGCTCTCTTTGGAGACGGGGAAAAACCAGGGGGGGTTATTGTCAGTGAAAGGGACATGCACCTAATTCATCAAAGTGTACTCAACGCATTTATGGCTCGCCCTGAATTCTATGCTGCAAGTCCGGCTGTCCGGGAGAAGTTCGTAGAGCACTACAGCGAACATAATATAGGTTTGGGTATAATGCCCGAAGGTATGGAGACTATGGAAGACAGTGCAGCAATGGAATTAGAACAACCTCCGCAGGGGGGGGAGCCTGTCCAATGAAGCAGATACCGCTTACACAAGGCCAATTTACTATAAGAGAACACGGTGAATTTGCACACTTAAACTTTAATTAAGAAAGGAATGAAAATGCCCGAAGAAGAAAAACAAGAAGAGAAACAAGAAGAGCAGAAGCAGGAAGAAAAGCAAGAGGAGAAGCAAGAAGAAAAGAAGGTCGAAACTCACACAATTAAGGTGGACGGCCAAGATGTTGCCTTAACTATTGACGAGCTAAAAATAAGAGCCGAGAAAGCAACTGGAGCCGACAATAGATTCCGGGAATCTGCAGAGGCTACAAAAACCGCAGAGCGGGGGATTCGGATAGAAACCCTCGTGAAATCAATTTCCAAAGAAGATACTCCATCCGAATCCAATGTTCGGGAATTGGCCGGATTACTCGAAATTGAGCCTGCTGAGTTTATGCAATCTCTAAAAGAAAATGACCCTCCGCAGAAAAAAGCCACAGAGACTGATTTTAGTGCTGAATTCCAGAAGCAATTTGACGCCACTCCTGCGGAGGTCCGGGCTATTTTGGATTTCTCGCAACAGCGGCACGTCAATGATGCCAGAAAAGAAATTCGAGAAATATCGGACAAAGCGGTTGACAAAGATGAGATATTTGGTAAAATGATAGTAGGCGAGGACAAAGACGATACTTTCGCCGAAGTTAGGAATATGGTAGCTGAGGATGTTCTTAGGAAGATTCAAGATGGCAAACCGTTTGGAGCCGAGATGGTAGCAGCAAGCGTACAGAGGGTACGGTCGCAGTTGACTAAACTTGGTATCCCAAAGAAACTCAACCAGCACCCCATCGTTTTGGGCCTGGGGCCGAGTGAAGGCCTTTCATCCGAAATCCAAGCCAACGAACCAATTAAGCGAATTCCTTCAAATGAAGATGGTGACGAGAAAAATCTTGTTGCCAGGTATCTTCAGAGGGCGGTTAAGACTGCCCGAGAGATGAAATAGGAATTCGTTGGATTGAGAAATCCGGAGGCTATATAACGTACTGATTTATTCAGTGAAACAGAACGATGTATAGTTAAGGGTTTGTGGTATTTCGCTTTTAAGTAAAACATCTTATGCAAACAAAGAAGGAGTTGTCCATCAACGGTTGCGATGCTCTATTGAGGATTGTAACCGAAGTCGGCAACTTACCCATCTCAAGCGTCCCGATGGTTCAAAATACTATCGGGAACATAGCACTTGTTGTAAACACAGAGTGGATGGTTCTTTGTATCTGTCTGCCATGCCAAATAGTACAAGAGAATCTCATTGGTTAGCCCAAGGGATTCTTTTAACTGTCCCCGAATACGAACAGATTTTACGTATTCAAGGTGAGAAATGTGCTATCTGTGGCGAGGAACAATCAGCTATCCGTCATGCTATGTGTGTTGAGCACTGCCATAAGACGGGTGTAATTAGAGGACTTGTTTGTAAAAGATGTAATAACATGATTGCTTGGGTGGAAAATGTAACATCTCTTGACGAAATTAATAGGTTCCTGCAAACTAATGTTTTTACGGATTATAAAAATAATGTCGTAGAGACAGAAGAAGGTAGAACTTTAAGGAGTAAATAACGATGGCTCAAGCTATAGCTGCATTAGATTCGTTAGTGCGTGAAGAATTACCAATGATGATTGACGAGGCCGGGCCTGAAATAGCTCCGGTGTTCGATAAGATCAAGCGGACGGCATTTGGTGTTAAAAGCCAAACAGGTCTCGGTCGGGGCTATAAAGTAATACATTTGTACGAAACCGGGGTAGCTGGTTTAATTGAGTCCGGTGATCCTCTTGGCCCGGAAATGTCCACGATTGTCGGGAATCAGACTCGTTTATTGGCACAAGGGTCGGCTGCTGCTGGCCTCACGATTTTCCCAACTGCTGCGGAATCTCCCCACATGGGCGATATTAAGAGGGAGTTGGTTCTACATAAGGTTGTCGGGAACTTCAGTATTCCCGCTGCTTGGAAACAGGCTGACCTCTTGAACGCTGCCCAGATTAAGAAGGTGGCACGAGATATGAAGGCGGTGGCTAAGCTGAAGGCTATATATGAGGCCTCCAGTTTCTTCAGCCACAGCGTCACGAATGCTTCCGGGAACATAAATCAAGTTCTCGGCAGGATTTCGGCGATAGCCGAGAGCACACAGTCTGGAGAGGGCGATTATATTGTCATTACTCTTGACGAGGTATATGGTCGAATAGCTAACTTCCGCCAGAGTATGCGGATTGATATTGTCAAGGATAGTGCCGGGGTGCTTCAAGATGGTGTGAATACCGATGCGACACATGTTCGTAACTATACCGATTCGACTGCAAAATATGTCCACCTAATAATCAGCAGTGTCGATTACTTGGGGAAAAAGATAACCCTCGCACCAGTTAATGCCGATACAGGCGGATTACCTGATTTTACAGCCGGATACGGCTCGGCAACGGTTCCGGGGGTTGCCAATGATTGGTTGGTATTTTCCAAGACAAGTCGTTATACTTCTGGCTCCCGTCCTCAGTTTAGTTGGGGAATCAATGACTGGATTAAATCGTCTGGTGTGATTTTAGGCGGTGCAAGCGGGGCTGCGGCTCTTGACTTAGGAGTATATCCTCAGTTCAAGTCCCAAGTCCAAGCCGTTAATGGGCCTCTTACTGACGACGTAATTAATGGTTACATCGGTGGATACTTGGACGCTTATCCAGGTGAAACCCTCGACACCATTATTACCACTCAGGGAGTTCAGTTGAAATGGCTCCAACAGCCCGGTCTGTATAACAATAGACAAAACTACGAGCGTACCGGCAAAGCCCTGAGTTTCAAGGGTGGTTGGTCTCAAATTGCCTACGAGTTCGGCGGACGTTCTTATGAGTGGATTATGAGTCCGATGTGTCTAACCAAGACCTTATATGCCTTGAAATTCGCTGGGGAAAATATCCAGAGATTCAGTCCCCCGAGATTAGGCGGAATGGAAGCCAGTATGGGTCAGGAAATCGAATTCCTTGCCCCCCTCGGTGGCCACTCGGGTGTATTTATGGTCGCCCACGCTTCGTCTGGTGCTCCACAGGAGTTACTTGAGGCTCCGTTCTGGTATTACTGCTTAATTGCACCAAAGGATCCGAGAGGCGTAAAGCTCACAAATTTGTTGGAGGCGACTATGCTGTAGGTCGTTGTATTTGTAGTTCTTTGAAAAAGTGAATAGCCGAGAGGTCGTCATTTTCTTCCTTTCTCTGTATGTGTTTGACCTCTCGGTTTTTTTGAACCATTAATAATTGATAGTTTAGCTTAGTTTTTAGGAGATTATTAAGATGCCAGCAACAAATCCATTTAGAGTTTCAGACCTCGTAGCAAAATACGGGTGGAAAGCAATAATTTATCTTTCCAACCTCGGCCCACGACTTTTATCTGAAGCCCAAGTCCTGTTCGTTGATTCAGGACACACAAATGCCTCTGATGTCGATGATACCGAACACGGGCATTCTTTTGAAAAACCCCTCGCCACAATCGACTACGCAATCGGTTTGTGTACGGCGGGGGAAAGAAGTGTTATCCTCGCAGCCCCCGGTCACGTCGATACAATAGTCAATGCTCAAGTTGACTTCGACGTATCCGACATTACCTGTATAGGTATTGGTGAGGGAGATAACAAAGCCGCTGTAAACTTTGGCCACGCCAATTCCAGTGTCGATATTGGAGCCAACAATATTCATCTCATTAACCTACGATTTGTACCCAGCATCACAGCCGTCCTTATCGGTGTCGATATTGAAACGGGTGTAACCGGTACAAAACTCGAAGATTGTGATTTTGCGGAGGGTGATGCGGCTGCTGATGAATTCATTGCCGGGATAGAAGTAAAGTCTGGTTGTGACAACACCAAAATTAAGGGTTGTCTGGGACGTACAAAAGTTGCCTCCGCAGAAGCGGTCGCCGCTGTTTACTTCAACGGTGCATCCGACAACTGTATCGTTGAAAAATGCCGATTCATCGGTAACTACAGTACGGCTGCAATCGTCAACGATACCGCAGCCTGTACCGACCTCTTAATTGACGACCTTACCTGTAAAGTCAAGGACAACGAACCCGGCATTGAGGTACACGCTGATTGTACGGGGATCATCCGAAATGCCTATATTGAATCCACAGGACTTGCAGTCGATAGTATGATTGTGGCGGCAAAAATGAGTTGGTTCAAAACCTACGGTGTTACCGCTGACGGTACTGCTGCTGCTATAATTGGCGGTGGAGAAGTTCAGGCTGCTCTTAATACAGCCGTTTCACAACCTCCGACCGCAAATTCACTGCACGATATGCTACACAAAGACGGTAGCTACACTTATAACAACACAACTGACAGTCTTGAAGCCATAGCGGATGCTGTTGGTGGAATTAGCTCTCCGACAGATGTAACCGATGCCGTACCGGATACCCCAACTGGTAACTCTCTACAGGATATTTTGTCGAAATTAGATGGTGCAAATACCTATGATAATACTACTGACTCCTTAGAGGCTATTTCGGATAAGGTAACGGCGATTACTGATAATGTAAGTGCTGCTGTTGATGAACCCCCTACAGCAAAGTCACTCCACGACATCTTACATAAGGACGGTAGTTACACCTTTGACAATACTACTGATTCCTTAGAAGCTATTCGAGACCTTCTTACTCTGGTGGAAGCTAATACTTCTGCCGCTGTTGATGAACCTCCTGTTCAAAAATCACTCCACGATATTCTCCACAAAGATGGTTCCTATACCTTTGACAACACAACTGATTCGCTGGAGGCTATTCGAGATTATATAGTGGCTGGAACCGGTGTTACCACTGCGATTGAAGCTGATTTACTTCACTTCTTAGCTTCGGCTGCGGATGGTGGTGGCAATTTGTACCCAGATTCCGTAGTAAACGATAGTGTATTGGCTTTTCTAATGGCTAAAGGAAATCCGGCGAATATAACATCTTTTGATAATTCAACTGATTCGCTGGAGGCTATTTCTGACCTTCTCAGAACTGGCTCGACTGTTTTAACCGGAATACAACTTGACACTTTAGCAGGTGTGGATACTACCGTTGCGGCTGATGGTGATTTGACAGCACACTGCCTTGATGGGACTTTATTGGCTCATATTCTGTCCGCCACAGCAAATACGAGTACCTATCAGTGTTCTACCGATTCGCTGGAAGCAATAGCGGTTGCTTTAGCGGCTGGTACAGGTGTGACCACAGCTTTAGCGGCAGACCAACTTGATACTCTTACAGGTACAGACACTGGTGTAGTGGCTGATGGTGATTTAGAACCACACTGTGTTTCTGGTTCCTTAGTAGCTCATATCTTATCTAAATCGAAAGATGCAACTGATTATAAGTGTACCACTGATTCACTCCAAGCTATTTCAGATAAGTCAGGTGCATTTTCAGGCGACGGTGGAGCCGCCCAAGACGATAGTGCGAAAGCCTCGCTTGATTTGGCTCATACTGACCTTGACGCTATTCTGGCCGATACTTCTGTTATTGACCCGTTAATAGCAAAATCGGCAACCAAAACTAAAACCGACCTCACTGCTGCTTCAGGAGAAACAATTCTGTTTACCGTTAGCGGTGGCCCGGTTAAAGTTACAAGTATTGTTGCTGTTGTTGCTAATGTAATCAAAGCTGTTGCAATCAACTGTAAAGTAACTACTAAACCTACTACTCCTGGAAATGCTGTTGATGTTACAGGAACAGTCGATATTAATGCCGCAGCAGTAGGGAGCACTCTTACCCCTGGTGCTACGTTTGGAGCAGCGTTAGTCTTAACTGCCAACGGCGTAATAGGAGATATGGGATTTGATTTTGTAACCGATGATGGTAGTATCATAATGAATCTTGATGCTAATGGAGATGCAGACGATTCTATTGAATGGTATATCCGTTATGAGCCTCTCGTATCTGGTGCAACAATCGTTGCTGCGTAAGTTTGAATATCTAATTGTGTGCCTCGCCGAGGATATGGGGAGGCACAGTTTTTTCTTTAAGGATACTAAAATGCCAAATGAAACTCGCCCGATGCGGCCTGACGATGGATTTCCATATTCCCATCTCAATGCCGGTTCAGCAGCTTTCACTCATCTTATAGACTCCCCCGGTGCAAATCAGAGTTGGTTTCTCACGGGATTCATCCTCACAGGAGGTGGAACCGCAGATGGTTTTAGCTTCCTGCGGAGGGCTTCTCTGAGATTTAATGGAAATACAGACACTTTTACAGTCACAGACAATTCCGCCCTTGAGCCTGGGGCAGGCGACTTTGCCATTGTATTTGGAATTAAAGCTGCCGCCGATGCTATTTCCTTGTCAACTATGATAGATAAGGACAATGGCGGAGATGGTTGGCTTGTCGGGATAGATGCAAACGGTAAATTATTTTGTACTGTCGACGATGGATCGGCTGCACCGGTAACGATTACAAGTCGAAATGTTATCAACGATAATAAGTTGCATTGGGTTGTTATCAATATTGAAGCGGGAGAAACCGATGGCCTTACTATGTATGTCGATAATGTTTCTGTTGCTACTGCTGGGGATATTTCGGCTGTAGGCAACATTGGCGGTGCAGTTAATTTGGTGATTACTGGTGGAACGTCTAAGACATTCGATATTAGCGTTTTCGGTTTGTATAGCCAAATTCTTACCTCCGCAGAAATGGATACTCTCTGGGCTGGTGGGGCTGGAAGTAAATTCATTGGAACCGAAACGGGATTGTCGGCTGCTTGGAATATAGATGAAGGAACTGGAACTGCTCACGCTGATTTGGTTGCCAGTAACGATGGGACATCTTCCAGTACGGCTTGGATAGACGGAGTTGGATTCCCGGTTGATCCTCATACTCTCAAGAAAACCATAAAGTACAATACCGGGATTCTGAATACGAATGGTGTAATGGGAAATACTGTTGTTACTTTGCCCCACGCCATTAAGATTGGCCGGAACAATCCAATTCGTATTGATGAAACTGATGGGGCTTTTGGATTGGAACTGTATGGTTTCATTGGTTCCTATGTTTAATTATGGCTCAAGCAATAGCAGCCCTTGATAACTTAACAAAAGAAAAACTGCCAAGGAGAATTGGTATGGCTAAACACGGTTCAAAGAAGCATCGTTTAATTCGTGCATTGTTGGGAATGAAACATAGCCCCGAAGGAAAAAAATATTTGAAGGGTGAGGGAAGATATAAACCAAAGAAAAAGACTCAACCTGTATATTTCAGAGGGATGAAGCGTAAATCCGATGAACAGCGTCTTATTGATGCAGGACTTAGTGAAGATGATTTACGAAGTCTTGGAATAAAGAAATAGAAACTTTTTTGAGAGGAACAAAATGAACGCACAGACCGAACAGGCCCACAAAGATTTACGGAATCTCCTACTGAATGGTCGGATATTAGTAAATGGATTGTCTCTGACCGGGAATGAATTGGGAGTCATCATTCAGGGAGAGCAGCTGCTTTTTGCGAAAGCATCTCAACTTGATGCCGCCAACGAACTCCTTGCCAAGCAGAAGGAGCCAAAAGAGCCGAAGAAGAAATCTAATATCGTCCCAATAAAGCAACCGGAGAAAAAGTAATGCTGGGATTAGTTTCCAACTATACCTCCGCAGAACACACGATTATCAACGGTGAAATATCGAGGTGGGTCTCCCGGCTTGTAGAAGGAGACCCACAACGGAAAAATAGGTTGTTTGTGGTACATTATAATAAACTTGGTGTGTTCTGCATCTGCGAGTGGTTAGCTAAACCCGGAGATGTTTTCGTTGACGTTTTGAACCTCGGCAAATCTCTGGGGAATTTTGGACCAGAAGAAGCTCGGGAATTACGCCGAAGATTGTTTAAACCCCTTTCTGCGGAGGATACTTCGAGGGCTATTATTCTGGGGGATAGTGATTATCACCACAACCTCCAAGACGAGGACGCAGAAGAAACGGAGCGACAGGAACGGGTTGCAATAGGAGAATAAAATGAAATGGAAATATCAATTAGTATGGATAGTAATGATTTCATTATGGGTCGGAACGGTTGCTCTTGTTTTACCAGTGGATAAACCAGCAATAACTATTCAGTTTCCTAATAGGATACAGGAAGTATTGCCGAGTGTTGTTCATATTATGGGAGACCAGTGGCAGGGTTCGGGAGTGGCACTTACGGAGGCTATAGTTGTCACTGCACGTCACGTTATAGACGGTACTCGTTATACCATTACAATGGACGATGGTACAATCGTTAAAAGCGTTCAAGCGATTACCCATAAAGATTATGATGTTGGTTTTATTAAAGTGGATAAGCCCGTGCTGAAACCCGCAAAGTTTGGGAGCGTTAAAGATTGTGTATTAGGACAACCCATATTCATAATTGGTAGTCCCTACGGAAAAATTAATTTCAACAATATTACGTTGGGTATCATCTCTGGTCTTGATAGGGATTGGGATGCCACATCCCCAAGTGGGGAACAGTACGGGTGGAAAGTTGCTTTCACTACGGATTCCAGTATCCACCCGGGTAATAGCGGTGGTCCTGTTTTTAGTATGGATGGGGTTGTTAGGGGTCTTTTAGTGGGAATGTTTAGCCCGGTACTGAATTGTAGTATGCCGTCTGATTTGTTCCTCAACGATATTGAAATTATTAAGTTGATGTTTGCTTTCGAGAAGTACAAAGTCGAAGAAACAAAAATTTATAGTGGGGAGGATGATTATTATCGGGGTTACGAGTAATGCCTAAGACCAAGAAAGGTGCTAAAATCGTTGCGGCAATGATTAAGCAATACGGCAAGAAAAAAGGCAAAGGTGTTTTCTATGCTTCGGAAAATGCCGGAACGATAAAAGGCGTTCATAAATAATGAAGATTAATAAGTCCTTTGGACAGAAAATTTACATTGAATGGCTTGATGCTTATACAACGGATGGTTGGACTACTTTTGAGGCAGCTATGAAAGAATCGTCTAATGCTTTTTGCAAGACAAATGCTTTTTACCTTGGACAAACTAAACTCTTTTTGGTAGTTTGTCATACTTGTGGAAATAGTAAAGATAATTCCTTAATGGGTGTTTTGAATATTCCGCTCAAATGGATTAGAAAAATCAGATGACCGATGACCAACGAGATAAATTAATAATTGAGACCGCCAACGATGTCCGCTGGATAAAGGCCTGGACTGTCGAGCACAAGCAGACGCACTCTCGGTATATATACTATTTCATCACCACCATAATCGCTATCGGTTTAAGTTGGTTTCGATAAGGATAAATAAATGCCTACTCCTAATATAAAAACTATTCCGAGATTTCCAGACTACGCTATCACGAGAGACGGTAGAATTTGGAGCAAACCTCGTAAAGATACTTTGGGACACGAGAGGAAAGGTCGATGGTTGAAATTAAGTAATAATAGCAAGGGATACTGGATTACTGATTTATCTGTTAATTCTCTAAAATGTACTTGTAAAGTTCATCGCCTCGTCTTAGAAACTTACATCGGCCCGTGTCCTAAAGGAATGGAATGCCGCCATCTAAATGGCAATCCATCTGATAATCGACTTGAGAACTTGGCTTGGGGAACACATCAGGAAAATCAAGTCGATAGGCGGTCTCATGGAACTGCTTGTTTGGGAGAGGAAAATGGGAATTCAAAATTAACAAATAATCAAGTAAAACGAATTCGTTATTTATACCACAAAAAATCTCAAGGTTTAAGAGAAATTGCACGAATTTTCAAGGTAACACATCGTACAATATCTCTAATTATAAAAAAAGAAACTTGGAATTTCTTAGTAAAGTGATATATGGCAAATCCTATTGTTTTACCACAATATCTTGGTGATTATCAGGCCGACTCGGCGGTTTATATATGGTTCAATTCTTTTGGAGTATCGGATGAGTCTATAACACTGACAGGATTAACCACAAGTGATATTGAAATATATAAAGACGAGTCGATGACTCAGAGAGCCTCTGATGCTGGATATGCTTTATTGAATACGACTGGAATTGATTTAGATTCCACAACAGGGGTGCACGGATTCTCGATTGATTTAAGCGATAATACTACTGCTGGATTCTTTGCTGTGGGTCACGATTATGCGATAGTGATTAATTCCATAACAATTAATGGACAAGCGGTACAGATGTGTGTGGCTACATTCTCGATTCAAAATCGAGTAAATCCATCTGGGGTTGGAGACTATGCCATAACATTAACTATACGAACTACTGGGGAGACTCCTGTTTCTGGAGTCTCGGTGTGGGTAAATTCTTCTAATAGTCGATCGGGGTCGGTGGCTGGAACCAAGGTTTCAGATACGAATGGGGAAGTCGTATTTTATCTGACCTACGGAACTTACTATTTATTCGCAAATTTGAGTAATTATACATTCGCATCAGCATCATTTACCGCCGCATCAGGAAGTGTTACGTTTACAAAAAACATAGCGACGGCCACAAGTGCTGGCTCAAGTTCTTTCTACTCCGACAGCTTTTTATCGAGAGCAATAGTCGATGTGCGAGAGGATACCGATGAGCCGACCCAGAAGGCAAAATATTCGGATGCGAGGATCATTGAGCATCTGGAAAAAGCATACATTATTATCCTTAACGAGATAAACAGAAATTCCCGGACCCCGGCTGTTGCCAAGATTCAGAAAACAATAACCCAAGGGACGACTACATATCCGCTGCCTCATACGGTGGGGTCTGTTCACGGAATCTACAAGGGAGATACATCTGGGGGGAAAGTTTTCTACGATTCTCGTAGTAAATTTAATGCCTTCGGAAGAGGAATCTGGCTTGAAAATCAAACACTCCATATACAAACTACTGACCTATATGGTATCGGAACAGCGATAACGATAGAATATGTCCCATCAGGAGTTGCCAGGCTTCACAACGGAACCTATACTGTAAATGCGGCTGGAGATGTGGTCACGTTTGGGGCGACTCCAAATGCCGGCGTACTCGATACCCACAATGAAGCCTACGCCGGTAGCATTTTCCGAAGTCTTGGAGCCGATGGAACAGTCGTTACCGGAAATTACCTACAAGAACGAGTAATAACTACCTACGATGAAACCACTCGGGAAGCTACTCTTGATTCGCCTCTTTCTCCAATCCCGACAACGGATGATGGAAATATCTACTACGAGATTGCTCCAGCGGTTAACAAAGGGATGGATACCGTTGTTGCTTTGTATGCAGCTTGGAGACTTGTATCTACGGAAGGAAATGCTAAAAGAGCCTCAAGTATTCTCAAGACCTATCGAAATGAACTCAGGAATGTTAGATTAACGGCCTATTATTCCTATATGCCGGAAGCCCCAATAGATAGGTCGGACTCGGGTAATAATAGACGTTATTTGAGGTATTAACCGTGTCCGAGATATTTGTCAATTCTGGAGAGGACCCCAATAGTTTCAGTACCCCGATTCCTAATCTCCAAGGATTATTCCTCCCCGGAATAGATAATCCCCTTGCCACAGATGGATTTGGAGTAGTCATTCCTTGGGGGGGTGGGAGCACAATAAGAAAATATACCGATTATGGGTACACCCCGGGAGGGAACACTCAACTAAATGATTTAGCGAGTGCTTTTATCCCTGCGGAGGGGAAGGGATGGGCTGATTTTAATCTTAGTGGTATAGTTGGGCTACAAGGTATTCAGGGTGTCCCCGGTCGGGATGGGCTTGACGGTATAATCACCGTTATGGGTTTGAATCTACCCCAGAATTCTAATTTTTTGACGACACTTCCTCACGATATAGACCAAATAAATCAACTTGGGACGGCTGTAGATAAACTAATCTATACAGATACCTATAGTACCTTTACTGAACTTGTTTGGACTGAGAGGCAACCAGCCGGAGATGCTAATAAAAATTGGGAATGTATGGCCTCTGATTCGGATGGGTCGAATTTATTGGTAGGAGTCGATATTGGGAGGTTATATACTTCTGATGATAGTGGAGCTACTTGGACGGAGCGTCAACCAGCCGGAGCCTCGGATAAACAATGGGTTGCGGCAGCTTCGGATTCTGATGGGAGTCATTTGATAGCTGGAGTAAATAATGGGCGATTATATACATCAGCTAATTCTGGTGTGAATTGGACAGAGAGACAACCAGCCGGAGCCAGTAATGAACAATGGGTTGCGGCAGCTTCGGATTCTGATGGAAGTCATTTAATAGCTGCTGCAAATGGAGGAGGATTATTTACTTCGGATGATAGTGGAGCTACTTGGACAGAGAGACAACCAACAGGAGCACCGAATGAGTGGTGGTGGGCTGTAGCATCAGATTTAGATGGAACTAATTTGATAGCCGCAATATCTGGAAAAAGATTATATACATCGGCTGATTCCGGTGTAACTTGGACAGAGAGACAACCAGCCGGAGCCTCAGATGAATGGTGGAACTGTGTGGCATCTGATGATGATGGAAGTCATTTGATGGCTGGAGTTGTAGGTGGGAGGCTATATACCTCGGATGATAGTGGAGCTACTTGGACAGAGAGACAACCAGCCGGAGATGCTAATAAAAGTTGGTATGAGGCGGCTTCGGATTCTGATGGAAGTCATTTAATAGCTGCTATATCGAATGGAAGATTATATATATCATCCGACTTCGGGGTGACTTGGGGAGAAGAACAACCTGCTGGGGATTTCGACAAGAAATGGCATGGAGTAGCAATAGATTCAGACGGAACTAATTATATAGTAGGTGTAGATGGGGGGAGATTATATACAGGGATAGATACCACTCTTTATTCCGAGGCTACTTGGGCGGAATCGGCTTTAACCTCCGCAGGTAGGGCAATATTGGATGATGCCACTGCGGCTGCACAGGCTACCACTCTTGGACTTGGTACGGGGGATGCGGTAACACACGACACCCTTACGCTTTCTTCCATTGCTGCGGAGGGGTCGGATGTCGATAAATTTCTGGTGGATTCAACCGGAGACATAAAGTATAGGACAGGAGCAGAGGTATTATCTGATATAGGAGCTTCGGCATCGGCTCATTTACACGATACTCAAACGCTTCAACACGATGCTGTAAATAGTGACGGAGGAGCATTTAGCTTCACTACAACTGGGACGGTAACATTCAGCCAATCTATTGCCTCATCTGGTCTAACACAAGGTTCAGTTCTATTCGCCGGTGCAAGTGGTGTAATTTCACAAGATAACTCAAACATATTCTGGGATGATACTAACGATAGATTAGGCATCGGCACGGCGAGTCCAGAAGTAGACTTTCATATTAAAAATTCAGGGGGCGAGGCACAACTGCTTCTGCAATCATTAGCAACTACAGATGCAACAATAAGACTAAGAAACGGTTCAAGTAGTAAATGGACTTTTGGAAATGATGCCTCAAATGATGAATTTATAATTTCAACAGGCTCAATACTGGGCACTCCTAAATTAACGATATTACAGAGTGGTTACGTCGGCATTGGGACAGGGGCAACTGCTCCAAACGCTCCATTAGAAGTTAAAGGTTCTTTGCCTGGGAGTATTGGTGGTTTTACCAGTGGTCATCTCCATGTAACTGGTGACGGGAGTACTGAATTTTCTGGTTCAGTTATTACAGGGCATAACTCTTTTAATACAAATACACAGCTTTGGCGTTTAGGAAGTACATCAGAAAGTTCACATAATGACATTGCTTTTATTAATCGCCAAAATGCAAAAATGCACTTCAAAACAAATAACGTGAACAGGGTGACTATTGATGCTGCTGGCAATGTTACCCTTGCTGTAATCGCAGCAGAAGGTTCTGACGTAGACAAGTTTCTTGTCAGTTCTACAGGCGTAATTAAATACCGTACAGGAGCACAGGTATTATCTGATATAGGTGGTCAGACCCAGGGTGCTATACTTGATGATTTAAATTCATTGGGTGTTCCTGCCTCGGATGGACAATTTATAGTAGCTACTGGGGCAGGTGTATTTCAGTATGAGGCTACTACAGTAGTACGAACATCATTAGGATTAGGTACTGGCGATAGTCCTCAAGTTACAGGTATTGAATTGGGACACGTCAGCGATACTACGATAGCCAGAGCATCTGCTGGTGATGTTAATATTGAAGGTAACATCGTCTATCGAGCAGGAGGAACAGATGTACCAATAGCGGATGGTGGAACTGGACAAGGAACAGCACAAGCCGCTATTGATGCTTTGTCTGCCGTATCCGGTGCTACTAATGAACATGTACTTACTAAAGATACGGGGACAGGTAATGCTATATTCAAAGCTGCCGTTACCGGGGTGACTACTTGGATTGGTTTAACGGATACAGACCCCGCAAATTATACAGGACAAGCTGGTAATACTGTAGTAGTTAATGTTGGTGAGGATGGGTTAGAGTTTGGTGCTGCTCCTGGTGGTAGTTTCACTTCTAAATGTTCAGTTTATCGAAGCACTGTACAAGTTATATCAGGAACAGCTTTTAGAAAAATCCAATTTGCTACTAAAGATTATGATACCGATGGCGAATTTGATAATATTACTAATTATAGGTTTTCACCCGATACAACTGGATATTATCACGTTAGTGCTGGTGTGCATATTGAGTCCCCAGCCGATGGAGAAAATTTAGCTATTTCAATTTATAAAAATGGTACTGGTTGGAATCAGGGTGTTTGGGGAGCAGGTAGCATTGCCACCTGCTCCAGAGTTATAAGTGCAGATATGTATTTATTAGATTCTGATTATATTGAAGTATTTGCATTTCATAGTGCGAGTGGTAATTTAAATATTTCTGGTACTAACCACATAACATTTTTAACTGTTCATAGATTTGCATAGGAGAATAAAGTGGCTGAAGACAGAATTTATATCCCGTATGGTTTTCGTTCCCCGAGGATGGATCAATCCGTCCCGCCTAATCAGGTTAAGCCGGGGTCATTCGGGAGACTGTCGGGGATAGATGGTAGGTTTTATGGGGGTCTCCGTAAATTCTATGGTATGAAAGAGGTTTTGGATTTAGACGATGTAACAGGGATGGGAGACATTGACACCTATGCTGGCCCCGACTTTGTACGCCACGTTACCTTCCAGAAAAGAAATACATCCACAGTTTATCGTGGGTTTGTAGTCCGGTGGGACAGTCAGAATGATACCGCCAACCAACAGATTGATTTAGTCTATACATCAGACAATGGAAATAACTGGACGAGGCTTGCTATATGGGCGGCTGGAAATAGTATTACTGCAAGTCTTGAAATTGATACTACTGCTTCTCTTGGGTACTTACTTATAGCCGTAGATACAAAGGCCACAAAAACTGTTTACTGGACAGGTTCCGCTTTAACCGTTGTGAGTTCTGGCCCGGGAAATTTTGATACCGAACTCACTGCTCCAACTCTGAACACCTCCGCAGTGGATACAAGTTTTCAGTTACGGGGGACTGGAACTTATCAAATAGCCTACCGATTTTATGATTCCACGAGAGGAATATATAGTGCTCTCAGTGCTCCTCTTGTCGTGCATTTAGACCATCTCAAAACTACTAAAGCAGTTGGAACCATTAGCCTTTCTACTGCGGGGGGGGATAGTGGTTTGATGATTGCCGGAGATGTCTTTACGATAAACAGTCGGACTTATGAATACATTGATTCCGGTTCAAATGTTACGATTGCAGTTGCGTCGGCTGCGACAACGGCTGCTCACGCTACAGCTTTAGCAGATGCAATTAATGGGGATAGTTCAGCGGACGTTACTGCTTCTGCACAGGCATCGAGCGTATTGTTGGAATCTAAAGTGAGAGGCACGGCTGGGAATGCTTATGATCTTAGCGTAGTGGAAGTTGAGCCAAATGCAGACGATATTTCTGTCTCGGGGAGTACCTTATCCGGGGGCGGGGTTGTTACTGCGGAGGCTGAAACTCAGGTTAAAATTACGCTGGATTTTCCTGCCCACGCCAGTGTTGTATCTGGTGAGGATTATACCGATTTTAGTGCCTTATTTGACACAGTTGATATATTCCGTACAATCGACTTGGGGAATATAAATGTTACACAAGGAGCTATATTCTATCTGGAACAGACAATCGCTAAGTCTGATTCTTGGGCAACGTCGGGGGCGTGGGATTCTATGACAGTTGATGTGGGAACTCTTGTGGATGAGGCTCTTCCTTTCCAGACTATGTATGATTCTGAAAAAGATATAATCGTGGCTCCTCCGCAGAGTGGGTCTATTGGACGATATGGTGGTGTTACCTTTATGGCTCAGGCATCGAGTGTTGATGGTGGATATGATACTCTCTCAAGTAGTCCCGAGCATAGCTCGCCGGAGTATTTCAGTACCTATAATAAACGGATAGGAGACCCCGAGGACGGAAGGCCTCTGAGATTTATTCCTGCGGGGGATTCACTGTTCCAACTTGGGTATAATGCCGTGATTCATATCTTCAAGTCCGGGAAACTCAAGCCCTTGCAATTTTCAAGACTACATAAGAAAAGAGGGATTGTGGGGAAAGAAGTCGCTCACTCGTCCGGCAATAGTGTCTTTATGATTACAGGTCTGGGACTTGTAGTTCTAAATGCTACAGATGGGAGTATGGGTAGTATAACATCGGCTGACCGGGTTATATTCGATGACTGGAAATCAGAAATATCAACCGTTAAGAGTTGTTATGATTCCCTAATGAATGCTTCCTTTTTCCTAAATCCAACCCGAGAAGAAATGCTTGTTTTGTGGCACACTACCCAAGTAAGTACAATGATTGACGGGGCTAATTTCGTGGCAGCGACTTCCGGGCCGGATATTTCGTCTGGGAAGAACGACCGTGCTTTCTTTGTTACCGCTACCGGCCTCATCGTAAGCCCCGATAATTTGGAGACTGGAAGTGGATCGATGTGGGATTTGAGTGATTCCTATACACTCAATGGCACAGCCACCGCCACATCATCCACAACCCTCACAGACGACAATGCGACCTTGAACGCTGATATGGTTGGGTCAAGATTATATATGGTAACTGGCGAGAATGCGGGGGACAGTCGTGAAATTGCGACAATAGATAACGGTACAAAAGTCGTAACCTTTACGTCTAACTTCGACAACGACATAGCCACTGGGGATACCTATGCGGTTAGTCCCGTGCCGGTTTCCCTAAGAGCCTGGGCTTTGCAACACGAAGAACTGTCTCGATTCAATAGATGGATTACATCCGGGGTGGCCTTGAAGGTACGAAAACTGTCGGGATTTACTAATATCTCGAATAATAAATGGCGTGTTGGAGCCTACAGGAATGGGGGAACCTCGATTGAGAGTACAGTGGCTTATCCCACCGTTGATTCCAACCCCGCTGATTCTGCGGAGGTTCTGAATCTGGAAGGTATTGACTTGGAACCCTATATCGAGCAAATAGCGGTGGGAGTCAAATTCGAGCTAACAGATGCCGAATTCACAGTAAGTTACACCGATTCTCGCAACGTATCTGCATCTTGACAAAATTGAGAAATATGGTACAATAATAGTAAGGAAATATGTCTTTAAGGAATGACTGATGGCGATACCTGATGTATTAAATCCGACTACTCCGACTGGCGGCTTTGATTATGAAGCCTATCGGACGAAGATACAGGAAACGGCGGCCCAGACTCGGGATATTGGAGATGTGGCTGTTCCGTCTGGGGCAAAAGCCACTGTTGGACAATTAGGTGGGGCTTATAAAGGAATAGGTGATACTGCCATATCTCAGTACGGCAAACAGGCCGAAGTTAAGACGAAAGAGGCAGAGAAAGCTGCATCCGCTCTTGAGATGCAAGGCGGAGCCACAATAGATTATTTGCAGAGATTAGATAAGATACGAGAGGGTGTAACCACTAAAGCCGCTGCGGCTCAGGAGGCTTGGGCAGCAGCCCCAGAAAAAGCTGATGAATATGTGCAAGCCGCTCGTAGTAGAGTGGGAGAGGTTCTCGCTAAACTCGATGATATAAATAAACAGATAGGAGTAGATAGAGATTTCTCGAAGGCTCACGCAATGCAGGCTTCGGTGCAGGCCACGATTGGTTCAATGAGGGCTGAGGAAAGGAATATTGTCGAGACCTATGGTTCCGATAGTAAAGAATTTGAGCAATTTCAATTAAGTAAGATGCAAACTTTGGGGGCTGTTCAAAGTAATATACACGCCTCTTATCAACAGCTGCAGGAAAAGCAGGGTCAAACTTATCTTAATGTTGTTACCGAAGCCTATACTAAACAAAATATGTATTTAGGATTTCAGGAACAACAGCACGTTGATATGTTGAAGTATAAAGCCGATGCTCAAAATGCCTATAACTTGCAGGTGGCCCAATTTGAAATTGGAGTTGAGCAACTTCGGTCGGCTGGAATGGAAAATCTTGCTAATTGGGTTATCCAGACTCCAACTTTCTCAATGGACGCTACTCCACTTATAACACTATTATCTGATTTGGTTCAGACTCAACAGAAGGAAGTTATGGCTGCCAGAGCTTTAACAGCACAACAGCCTACCCCTAAAAAACCAAGAACATTTTCCCGGGGATTTATGAATATCGGAGCACGGGGAACTCCAGTATATTAAAAATTTAAGGTGTAAATATGCCAAGAGCAAAAGATGCTCCTACACGAGTTGGTGGACAAATAGACCCTTATGTTCAACGGTCTATACAACAGAGTAAACAACAAGCTGAAAGTCGCCTTGTTGCTGCTATGCAGGAAGTTGGGGCAACACAGCGGACGGGGATGCAAGAGGCCGGGGCAACACAACGGGCAGGAATACAAGCTGGAACACAGCGGACTATAGCAGGAGCCAGATTAGCGTCGGAAGATAGACGTGCTGCCGAAGCTGAAACAGCGAGGCGGGAAGATATGGAATTTACTAAAACTATGACAAAAATAAATCAAGAATTGCAATCTAAAGAAGCAGGACTTGATAGAGATATGCAACGTGCTATGTTTGAGAAGAATATAAAAGTCAAAAAAGAAACTATGGGAAGGCAGTTATCTCTCGATAGATTTAGAGCAATATTAGGGGAAAAAGCACAAATACGAGATACGAATGCAATGATGTCGATGTTTGGGACTATGACGAAAAAAGAGGAAAAGGCAGAAAAAATTAAAACAACTATGCTTGGCCAAGCAGATGAATTTGATGACTATAAGGAAGTATATGACTTAGCAAAGGAAAATATAGGAGAAACTATCAGGAATGATAAGCGGATGGATTTACCGGCACGGAAACCAAGAGGGGTTTTCCGGGGGGCGGGAGCGGGGATGACTTATCCTGCTCCAGCGGAACGCCAAGAGACTTTGGCAGATCCAATGGGCGTTCTTCAAGACCTCATTACCCGGGAAGAGGGAAAAATATCTGTGGAAAATTTGTCCTCAGCTAATATACATAAAGTAGAAGAGCGGATGATAAATGGGGAAGTGGACACTGAAAATATTAATAGTACTTTCGGGGCATTGCACGCAATGCGAGATTCCATTGCCGAGAGGAGAGATTCTTTCAATAGAAAAAGCGATGAGTGGGATTTTTGGAACGATAAACATATAGATGTGTCTCAATTTATAAGAAGTCTTACAGGGCTTGAAGATAGTACCAAACCTATAAAAGACTCAAAGACAGAGACTGTTGGGAAGAAAATTGTATATTCCCTGAGAACTATTCGAAGGTCGTCTCTTGGGAATCAAGTTTCTCGTTATAGAGCAGAGGAGGGGGACGTAGATGCTGTTACTATGGTGTCTGATTTCTCCAAATCATTAGACCCATACGAACCAATGGAGATTACGCCGGATATGAATCAGTACGATATTGAAAATTGGAATTTTTATAATAATTCTATCCTTCCTTTATATCAGAAATTCCAATCCCAATTTGATGAAGGAGTTGAATAATGGCTATAGCTACCGCCGCCGCAATAGGAGCCACTGCTCTCCCATATTTAATGAAACTCTTGAAACTTGGTAAGACGGCTTATAAATCTAAATCTTTTGTCCCCGGACTTGGATATGGTTTCTTAGGTGGTTCGATGTTATTAGGAGCCGCAGGTCAACGGGGAGAGCGGGGATTGACTCGGGAACAATTAAAACTCCAGACCTTAATGGCGAAGGCTTCTGGGGAGGCTACCAAGAGAACTGTTAAGGAGTCTCGGGCAAACACAAAAAAATATATTACCGCTCTGATGAAAGCTCAAAGAGAAGAACGTCGAGAGGAACGAGATATGGAGGCTATGCGGTCTTTTACGGCAAGTCAAGACCGGCAAATGGCTTTGGTGCTTCAGGCGATGCAAGCTATCGGACAGCGACAACCCGGAGCAGGTGGTGCAGGAATGATGGGACTTATGCGGGGGGGATTTTAGATGCCAAGACCTACAGGTATGCCAATCGGGCCAGGAGCGGGACCGGGAGTCGGAATCGGTGGGGTTCCTGGGGGGGATGTTTCTTGGTTTGACAAATTATCGGCCAATCCAAAAGTAAAGGGGGCCGCTGGAGGTATATTTGCATATTGGCTTTTGAATAAGTTATTGCAAGCGGGCCACGAATCTGGAATGAGGGGCATTCAGCGAGCAAGTCTCCAAAACCAAGCCGAAATGATTACACCCGAATCGCTTTACTTTCAGGCGGCTCAGCCTCAAGCTCAAGAGGAAGAAAGTATGGCACGACAGGCGTTATATTCTCAACTTAGTGGGGGCGTACTTGGCCCAAGTTTGGCCAAGGGGGAATATATGATAGGGGGATAAAATTTTTATTTTTGTCTTGACTTTCTCCTATAGATATGTTATTCTGCGATTACAAATTATTTTTTTTTAGAAAGGAAGAATAATGCAAGAGCCTGAAATAACTTTATATTTAGAAATTTCGTTAGACGCAGTAACCCGAATAGAAAATTTCAGAGGGGGAGCCTTTCAAAAAGAACTGGAAGATAAAATGAAGGCTGTTCTATCTTTGTTAGCTCCCACCAAAGCGATTGTAAGTTCCAGAAAAATAACAGGGGGCTCTTTATTCGGATTGGGGGGAATTTCCAAACAAGGAGTAGGGGACACTCTTTTAGCTGCTTGTATGGTTTACCCTTCGCCCGTTCCCCGAATAGATGCCGGTCGAGTTATAGAAAAATAAATATATGCCTAAATATAGTCCCGATACAGATGTTCCCTTTGGTATCGCATCAGCGGATTTCCCTATCACTTTCTATGACCGCCCACAGTTGGCTTTTGCTAATTTGTTGCGGGGAGATGTCGATGCAATGACTCGATCTATTTTTGCTCCACAAACATTGACTCCTCACGAAATACAGGCCTTCAAAAATGCCTTATTCAAGGGCAAGAAACCAAATCCACTTCTCAAAACAATCACGGATATGGCAACCAATCCTCTCGTCATCATCGGACTGGCTGTGGGATTGTGGAAATTCCCAATCGGTTCGACTAAACCCCTGATGGATTTAGCTGCCGGACTTTTGCCAAAATCCGTTGCAATGGGGAAGATGATGTCGGGATTGCATCCGGCCATCAATAACCTCCGCAGTGTCCCGGGATTGTATCAAGGTTTAGCAGATGTTGTGGAATCCAAGACGAGATTTATCGGGAAGTATATAGATGACATAAACGGCTTATTCTCCAAGGCGGGGCGACTCTCAAAAGCCGAAGGGTATATGGTGGCGGCACGGTTAGATGGACTACATACTCCCGGGCATTCTCTGGTAAAGATGCTTGGCAATGAGCCGGAAATAATCGCTGTATTGGGAGGGAAAAACATTCCTGTGGCAGTGGGTCTTAGGGCTGGAATGAGGAAAGAAACCTCTGGACTTGCTGGAGGTCTCCGGGGATGGCTGAACAAAGTCCGAGCCACATTAAAGAATACTCCGGGAGGAGAGGATAGAATAAGAGACGCTTTGGCAAAACAGGGTTTAACTTATGGAGATGATGTAAAGCATTATTTTCCGAGAAATACTCAGTATGATAAATACTACCTAAAAGCTGTAAGAGGAACCACCCGGAAGCGTTATGCAAAGTTTATGCGAAAAGAGGCTGCGACTGGGCCAATTTCGGGACACACCATTGCCAGAAAAGGTGGAGGTATGCCCAGTATAGAACACTTGCAACTACTGGAATCCCAAGGGGTAATTCCCCAAGGCTATACAGCGGCAGCAACTTCTGTGTTTCGTCGTTGGGGAGACGATGCTGCCCGTGAAGTAGGAAAGACTTGGCACGAAATTAGTCGCTTAGGATTGGACCCGGGGCGAACTAATGTCGAATTTGTACGGAGAATGGAAAATTACTTCACGAAAGGAGCCGGGAAAAAACTTGATTTTGCAGGCCGATTTGGAGGGCATAATACTGCCAAGGACACTTTATTTGCTATGGGGGATTCTCTCTCGGAAGCAAATATCAAGGGGAGTGGATTTTTCCAAGATGAACTACGAGAAGTCGGGCGGGTAATGGGAACGCCCCGTCAATATACACTCAATGTTTGGGATGCCACCCAGCGATATGCCAATTCCTCGGCTACCATTCATTCTTGGCACGGGTCAGGAGCGGGGAAAAAAATAAACGACATCACCAAGCAACCTGGGGTATGGGGAAACCAACCCCATCTTGAATCCTATGTATATGATGATTTAGTGCCTCATGTAATGGGATTGAAATCCTACCAAGAACTCCAAAGGTCTATTTCGTTCTCGCTGAAAAAAGCTAAAGTGCATCAATTCGTTAGTACACACCCAATGGTGGATAAACTTCTCGGGCCAAAAGGGAAAGATTGGATAATGAACTACACCGGAGATGCAACACGCTCTCTCTCTGCGGAGGGTTTGGGTGCAAATATTTCCCACTGGTTCCATCTCTCGACCCTTGGAGCTAATATCTCCCCGGCAAGTAAGAATAGCCTACAGACTTTGCTGACAACTCTGAACGTGGTTGGACCACAGGGAATGTATCGAGGTCTCAAGGGTGTTCCGGGTGGGCCGGGAGCACTTGCCAAGATGCAAAACTACGTCAAAGCAGTTGTTGTTGATGGAAAAACCACAAAGGCAGCTTTTCGTGCCGCCTTCCCAGAATATGTGGCGGATATGGGGGATGCCTCTCAGATTGTAGAGTCTCTTCTTGCAGGAGACATCGCCAAGGAGGGCTTTGCCCGAAAGCTGATTAGTGGTGGGGCTTGGGAAAAAGTCAAGACTGCGATGCTGATGCCTTTTAGTACCTCAGAAGGCTTCAATAGGATCATAACCTACTACGCCGGAAGAAATCAACACCTGTATCAAAATGCTCATAAATTGGCTGGAGCTACCTCCGCAGTGAAGGATACGATATTTCGAGAGGCTGGTAAGATTGGGCAGACTCTTACTATGACGACTCAGTTCACGGGTGGACCGCTGGGGATACCAAAAGCCCTGATTAATGTCTGGACTCCTTGGCGACAGTTTATGCACTTCCCATTGAGATTTGGGGCTATGCTACACGGGTCGCTCAGGATGGGGCCAGACCCCTCTAAATTGGACTGGGGGACGATTGGTAGGACTCTGGCAGGCTCTACGGCGATGTATGTGGGGGCAAAGAACCTATTAGGGGTCGATTTATCGGCAGGATTGATGACAGGGGCTTTACCAGTACCTACATACGAGGGTGCTCCTTTTTATCCCTGGCCTCTTGTACCTCCAGCAGTCGGAGTCCTTGGAACTGCGGCTAAAGCCCTCCTGACAGGTGAAACCAAGAACTTAGGAGCCACAGCAGCCCTGTTGGTTCCAGGCGGCATAGGGGCAAGGAAAGCATATCGAGCCTTGCATCCTAAATATGCAGATTATCGGAACAAAACCCCGGATGGTCGGATACCTATTTACAACAACAAACACGCCTTAATAGGAGCTTTGACTCCTCTACAACTTACCCTTAAATCGTTAGGATTGCGTCCCAGTGGCGTTGCTGCGGAGCAGGGGGCGGCTCAGTGGTTATTGGCACAGCGGGAGAAAATACGAGCATATAAGCGGGATTATCTTCAAGCTCTATCCGAGAATGACACCCGAAAGGCTGAAACTGTTCAACGAGAATGGACGAAAGCATATCCCGAACTCGGGCCTCTGCAGGTAAAGAAGTCCGATATTAAAGCTCTTGAGAACCGCCGACAAGTATCCCGACTACATCGAATCGAGAAAGGACTACCCTCAGCATATCGTCCACTTTTTAGTCAAATCCTCGGCGAAGCCTCGCTCGCCAATATCACCCAAGACATCGACGTGGGTGATGTCGGTCTCAGAAAATATCTCCAATAAAATTTATTTTAGACTTGACTTACCCCCACAGGTTTTGTATAATACACACATATTGAAAGGATAGAGAGTGGCTACGAATTATGTTCGATTAATAGTTAGAATTGTAAATCCTCCTGATGTTGTGATAATTACAAATAATTATCCTTATACCTCGGAAAAAGAACGAATCAGCATAGGCAAAAACACCGCAACGAAAATGTTTGCCACAGGTCTTTTTGAGGAAATGAGTTCTTCGGAAGTGTTGGCAATTCCACCTCATCGAATAGAAGATATAACCATAGAATCACATTGAAAGGAAGAAAAATGATAATAAAAATTTGTCTGACTATAGTTAGCTTTATGTTGACCGTGAGCCTTATTATACACATCCTCCAAATTACTAAGAAATGAAAATAGAAATATACCGAATTAGTTGTCGGGCTTGTGACCAAATATTCTGTTCGAGGTCGCTCGAAAAAGCCAAGAAGAAACATCGGCAGCATATTAGAAACTGCCAAACACTCAAGGCTCTTCAAAAAATTGAAAGGTTTAGGAAGAAGGCCGAGAGAATATTGGGACGAAAAATATCTTTCTTTGAGGCTGCCAATTTAGTGAGGGTAAAAAAATGACTGGTTCTTTTAAGTTAAAATTGTTGTTGTCTTGTTTGCGAATAACTTGTCGTTACTTCGAAGGAGACGAACACCAATGTGGCGTTTCGGAGAAATATTGGTGTGAAGTCTCCGGGGATTCCCATATTGCTTGTAACTGTGATGGCGACATAAATCAATGCGACTTGCCTGAGAAATTTCAAGTTAAAGTATGATTGAATTCCAAGCACATCCTGATTGTACGAAATGTACGCTCTGTGATTCGGCGACGAATGTGGGGATACCGACCCGAAGATTAGGTCCCTTGGTTAGTAATTCGCGGGATGTAAATGAAAATCCTTGGGTTGAGAAAGACAAAGCTCTTTTGGTTGTCGGTCAAAATCCCGGTGTGAATGAAGATAAACAGGGGAAATCTTGGGTTGGATATACCGGACAGCTACTCGCCAAATTGATTGAAGCCTCTAAACTGGAAAAATACTGTGATATTTACTTGGCGAATGCTTGTCGCTGTCGGCATCCTCAAGGCGGTGACGTATCTCAAGCACAGGTGAGAGCCTGTCGGGATTATCTATTTGAGGATATAATATATCTATTGAGCAAGTACGAGGAAGTTATTATCTTTGCCATTGGAGCTAAGGGAGCCTATAGCGTCACAAACATTAGCTCATTAAAAGAGACATTTAAGAAACAGGGGGCAAAGATGCCAGATTTCCCGATGGTTCGGGTCTTTAGCACTTTTCACTTGGCGATGTTGCATCCTTTGAGGAAACCTGCATTGGTACGAGCGGTTGAAGCTCATTTCTTGCTCTTGCGGAGGTATCTGGAAGGCAAGTTTATTCCTAATGAGGAAATCGAGGAGCCGGAACTGGGGATCCCTGTCCCTTGGGCTTGGGAGCTACCGGGAGTAGTTTCCTGCGACATTGAAACCTATGGAATTTTGCAGGAGGTAGAACAAACAGTTTTTAATCCCGTTAAATCAAAATATATTGATGGAATTGATTTCCCCGACCAAGTAGTTTGCGTCAATTTTTCGTGGCGAGATTTGTCTTATGGGAAAATACACTCGGCGGAATATGTATTCAGCGACCCAAAGCATCTGGGGATTATTCGGCAGTGGTTCCAGGTAATTTGTCGGCAAAATATTACTCTTGTCGGGCAGAATATAAAATTTGATTTGATGTATCTGGCCTCCGCAGATACGGAGCTTCGATACTGGATTGACCCTCGCAGGTTAAAAGTAGATGACACCTTGATTTTGAGTTTTCTTTTATATGAACAACAGCCGGAGAAAGGTCTCAAGGAATTGTCGATGCTGATGGGGATTTCCGATTACAGTAAAGTGATGATTACTGCGAAATCTGGCAGTGCTAAGTCCCCTTGGGATAAAGACTTACATAAGTACAACGGGGTCGATGGTGTCACCACTTTGAAGTTGCGAGAAGAAATACTGCGGAGGATGGTTGAGCGGTATGGCCCAACCTCTCCGAAAATCAGTAACGAATGTGCGTGGATGAGAAATGTAATCGTGTGGGATACTTTCGATTTGGATATGAACGGGAGTGCTCTGGACATCCAGAAGCTAACTGGTTTCCACAACCAAGAAGCTGCTCGATGTGAGGAACTCGTGCAGGAAACCGAAACAGAACACGGAATAAAACTAAAAGGGAAAGGCTCAGATAAACCCTTGCGGCAGTTCTTCTCGGAGTGTGTAGTTGAAGCAGATTTACTCGGAGACAGCCGGGTTCAGTACACGGACAAGACGAGAAACATTTCTATCGGAGTCGAGAATGCTAATCTGTTGAAAAAACATTTGCCGGGTGGGATTCATCTGGACATCGTATCTAAGTTTCAGGAATTTAAGGAAAGGAGCAAAATTGTCAACACCTACACAAAACCATTGCTCGAAAATCCCAGACGGGGAATCGTTATCCGAACAGGAAATGTGGGTATGGTTTACCCCTCATGGTATCCAATTCCAAGTTATTTTGAACGGGGAGGTAGTTCAGACGACAAAGTTGGTGGGCAAACACAAGGACGTTTTAGTTGTAAAAAACCTGCAAGGCAAACTGAACCCCCTTCCATTAGAGAATGTTCAACTTCTCGTTGGGTCGGGGGAAAGTTAGCCGAGTATGATTATAATCAAGACCATTTGAGGATGGCGGCGTTGTTGTCGGGTGACCCTGCATTGATGGAAGTTTATCAAAAAGAGGGAGAAAGTATTCATCTCGAAACGGCGGCGGCTATTTTCCCAGATATATTTTGTCCTGATTTTAAGGAAAAATACCCTAAAGAATATAAGGCAACTAAAAGTCTAAATTTCTTGGTTGTTTTCAAAGGTGGCCCAGTGGCCTTACAATCTTTGGTGCTTAGGGATACTGGGGTAGAATTAGATTTGGCTTTTTGTGATAAATCTATAAAGGTGTGGTACGAGAAGCATCCTGTCTATAAGAAATGGCAAGATAGCATAATTGATTTGGCGGCTAAACAGGGGTATCTTATGCTACCTACTGGATGGAGTCGGACTTTTGGGTTGGGACCAAGTGGGGTAGCGAATTATATTAGTGAAATATGTAACTTTATGCACCAGACTCCGTGTGCTCAACTTCTCCAGTCGGCCCACTTCCAAATAATTCAGGAATTTCGAGACCTGCATCTAAAAACTTTGATTTGTTTGCAGATTTATGATGCCCTCTTTGCCGACATATATCCCGGCGAGGAAGAAGTCGTGGATGAAATAATAATCAGGAATATGGAACACGCCCCTGTACTTGAAATTCTCTACAGGTGGGTTGGCCGAGAGATTCCCTGGATAGTCGAAAAAGAGAGGTATAATATATGATTGATATGATGGGGAAACGTATTATTCCAGGGGATTTACAATATAGAAGTTGTTGGAGTATATGTAGGCATTACCACGAGAAATGTCCTTGGGCTTTAGGGAAAGAAGGAAGTTGTGATATAGAATACAACAAAAATTATTGGGTTGATATTTCCGGGAAAGAACCACATTGTCCTTTTCAGTATAGGGAGCAAATATGATTGAAAATTGTGGACTTGACACTTGCGAAAATCCTGATTACGGAATGAATGTTGGCTGTAAGGGTTGTCCTTTTGAAAAATGTAAAAAAATGGAAACTATCGTTGTCAATCGACACCATAAACCTTATTCAGTATATATCGGTCGGGGAACTAAATTTGGGAACAAATATCAAATTGGGTTGGATGGCACTCGTGAAGATGTAATAGCAAAACACAAAAAGGATTTCTACGAGGACCGGGAACTACAAGAGGCCGTGTGGAATGAATTGAGAGGCGATATAATAGGCTGCTCCTGCAAGCCACTGGCCTGTCACGGGGATACCTATATAGAATATATCAGAAATAGAGAGGCAAAAAATGAAACAGGTTAAGATAGAATATCTGAAGTGCAAGAAGAGAATGCCTAATCGCCCCCCAGATGAAATTGACTTTGGTTTAGGATTTAGGGCGGCTTTGAAATGGATGTTATCTACATATTCTGTTGATATTAATGAAGCGTATGACCATTTTCCTTATATAGAAACGGAATTAGAAGATGAAACCAAGAAAACTTGATATTCACTGGCGGTATAAAATCCCTGCCGAGATTACGATGCAAGAAGATACTCGGGAGCAATTTCCATTATTGTTCCCGGCGATGATTCAGATAGGGCATCCAGAATTGACGTACAAGATGATTCCAATCGCTGTCAAGACAGAACGAACTAAGCTCGACTGTGGAGATTATCGTATAAAAGAGTATCCAAGCATTTGTATCACCGAGCGTAAGGCAAGCCAACTTGAGATATGGAAAAATCTCAATGATTCTCACGACCGTATCCGACAGGCCAAGGCATTTAGGAAGCTGGCTGCTTCTTGTGAGCATCCTATTTTGTTAGTTGAGGCTTCTCCACAGGAACTCTTTAGCAATGATCCTCGCATCAAGAACCCCGAGTTAGTCCCACATCGCCTGTCTCTCGCTATCGCCAAATATGGTTTCCACGTCATCTTCTTGCCCTGGAAATCCCGATGTGCCAATACCCGTCGAAAGGCTGGACACTTGCTCCTACACCTGATGATGGGCTTTGTGCTGCAAAAAACATTTGATGTCCCCCCAGTATTGTTAGGAGAAAAATAAATGGCAACCAGTATGAAATATCCAAAAGAACTGCCGAGTAGTGTGTCCATTACCATAGGGGAAGAAATTAGAATAATAACTGACGCATTAGCAGAATTATCAATCACACCTTATTTTGGGTTTTGGGGAGTGGATGAAGTGATGAAAACCAAAATTGGCAGTGGTTGTCAGGTGGCAGTTGTTAGATTGATTGAGAGTTACCCCACAATGCAGGAAGCAAAAGCATATATAGAAGGATTTATGGCAGGAAGAAAAAATAGAATTAAAGTAAAAAAGACTTGACTAATTTATGAAATGTGCTATAATGATAATTGATGATAGGGGCAAGTTTAGCGGCGAACCCGCAAACCCTATAAAGAAACTTAGCCCCTTTTTTATAGACCTCCGCAGGACGCTCATCGAGGAGGCAACTACCTCCTTGGTGGGCTTCCGTTTTTCTTTGAGAAAGGAAACCCCGTGACTACAAAACGTACACAGAGAAAGTCAATGCCGAAACTGCTGCCAATCGTAATCGTACCCGACAAATCCTATATAGACGATACAGGTAATATAATACCTATGGACGTTATACTTATTTCCGACCTGGTAATGTATCAGAAAATGAATGCTATTTTAGGTGCTTGGGGTAAAGAACCGATGGGTGTCCCCGGCCAGAGAGGAATCATAGAAGGATGACACTAAAAGGAAGAAAACCATTAGTCACATTAGAAATATCACTGGACTTAGAGGAGATAAAACGTGCTGCGGGGGTTCCTCTAAAAACAATAATAGAATCATCCGACAAAATCCAAGAAAAAGTCGAGGATATTTTAACCCTTATATATCCGAATCTAACAATAGTTGATGTATCAAAAAGTGCTGCGTGTATTACCTCTTTTGAGTGTAATCCTCTCAGCAGTTCTGTTATAAGTGCAATCTTCCAAGGATATGCAAAAGATGACAAATCCAAATCGTAACACAAGTGAAGATGTTCTGCGGAGGTTGAAAGAGGCTTCCTACGAGCGAATGCGGGTCGAGTTGAAATGTACCATCGAATTGCTGATGAAAGACTTCGACATGACTTGGGACGATTTAGGCCTATTGCTTGGAGTAGATAACGGCATATTGTTTCCTACAACGAGAGCAGAAAGAACCAGAGAATTATGTGTTCAAGTCAATATTCCTCTTGCAGTCCTAAATGAAATAGCTCATATTTTCAGTTGTGAACCGTATATTATCTTTCGCCCTCGGGAGCCTTGGACAAAAACTTAATATTTTTCCAAAAAAGACTTGACTTCGGATTCGGGATTTGCTATAATACTATTTGTGATGAAGAAAATGAAAATTAGCGGAGTAAACTAATGGGCGATTACAAAAAAAATCCAGCGGTTCCCTTTGAGATTTGGGTTCCTAATAAAATCAGGAAGCGGATAGCGATGCACGAGAAGGCGGACTCAAAACTTTGGAAATTTATCCGGGCATCTCTAACGCCGACACCTCTAAGAGCTTTAGCATTGTTAGAAACTCCTACTCCGAAAGTTCGTGGTTCGATGTGGTCAATGCTCGCAGGTGGCCTAAGAAATTTACTGCACGGAGAAAGAAAATGAAAAAAAGAACACTTAATCAAACTTGGATGTTGTGCCTGCGGATGTGGCGATGGGTTGCAAAAGTATGGTATCCAAATGGTCCCGCTGTTTCCCAACTCAAGATGAGATGGTTAAGCGAAAATGGATTTGGAGGAGTATCTATAGCGTCTGATTGTTTCTTTTGTCACTTTCAGAAAGACATAGGGGCTTGTAAACAGTGTCCAGGGGTCTTAATCAATCCTTCTTTTAGTTGTTATGATGCCCGTTATAGCCATAAGACCAGCCCCGTTAAATTCTACAAAGAACTCCTTCGGCTAAACCGAATACGAAAGGTCAAGAAATGAAAATTGAAGAAATTCAGATGAAACCATTTGTGTGCCATCAGTCGAGCATTAGCTGTGCTCACGGTTGTGAGAGGTGTTGGTTTTTTAAGGAACGATGGGGCGTGGAGCTACGGGGCATTAAGGTGAAAGAAGGAGCATCACTTGGGAAGATTTATCACAAGTTTCAAGCACTTGGGCAGGACAAACAGGATTTAGTCAAGCCTTGGGTTAGTAAGATGCAACTGGAATTGATGGCTCGGGTCGAGAAAGGTGAGGACTTGGACGGCCAAATATTCCGGTTGGCAAACCTACTCACGATGCTCTACAACAAAGCCGAGGCTATGGCCCACCTATTCTGGGAACGCTACCCGACTCCAAGCTATCTCAGGACACTCAGAACCGAAGTCAACCACTCAATGACAATTCTGAGTGGCCCTTTAGCTGGAATGGTATTAGAGGGAACCATTGATAAACTCGTTGAAGATACCCGCAAAGACTGCGGAGGCATTTGGATTCGAGACCACAAAAGTACAGGAATGAAAACACTGGATGTCATCTTTGCTGGGTTTCCTTGGTCGCCCCAAGCTCGGATGTATCGAATCTTGGCTGGGGATTATATGGTCAAGAAAGAGGGTCAGGATGCAAAATGGGCTTTGGAGCACGTCAAAGGGTTTATTCTGGATGGGATTATGAAGCCGGGGATTAAGCTCTGTGGCAAGGATGATAAAAATTCAAAGCTCTGGAATTGCTCCGTTGAAGAAGCCTACCTCCGCAGAGTTAAGGAGTGGTATGCGGATTATTCCGAGAAAAACGATGGTAGAAAATCCATTGAATCCCGAGCCATAGTGTTCAACGAACCCTTGTTTTCTATGGGATTTTCATCTGAATTGTGTAAAATGTACGACCTTGGTAAGCGAGGCAACAATCCTGCTTTTTATTATCGAGACCCCTCGAGGTTTCATTGCTTCCTATATGACTCGCCGTGTATCTACCTTGACCTATGTTCGGCTCCGATGTCGCGGTGGCCGGAATTGTTCGATACAAAATATCGGATAGCAGAAGAAAAAAATGAAGAAGAAACAAATTAAACATTTTGTGCCTAATATCGACCGTAAAGGAGGAACTACTGGGGGGGACGGTGGAGTTCCTGCCGGTAACTGTTTTGGCAAGTACCTACCTGCGTGGTCGGGTTTTGGTGAAATTGCTGGGAACAGACGGGGAGTTACCTGCGAGAGATGCCGAAGAACCGGGGTTTTTAGGAAACCGAGATGAGAATCTTTTGTTGGATAATTACGTTTGGGCAGCATTGGTGGAAGGGCTATCCAGGTGAAAAGAGATATGTACGGTGTCGCCTGTGTGGGCGAAAACCAAAAAGTATGTGGAAACAACGACTACTAATGAGGATAAAATGAATAAGAAACAAAAGACACTAACGGTTTTGATGGTGATGGGTTTAGCGGTAATGTTTGGATGTTCTGCGATTCAAGATGTACTTACGCCTACTTTTGTAGATGAAAATGCGGCGGCGTGGGCAAATACTACGACGAGACTGCTTATGCCTTATACTACACTGTTTGATGCCAAGCGGGTTGGCCGAGCTATAGATTATAAGCTCACGATTGAAAAAATTAAAGGGGGGTACTATAAAGGCATAACGAACATTGCTATATTGGCGGGGGAAGAGATTAAGGCGACGGTGTTTTCCCCGGAAGGACCAATAGGTTTACTACTCCCCACGCTATTTGGTGGGACATTAGGTGCTATGCTTATCAAACGTCCCGGGGATAAATCCAAGAAAGAAGTTGAGCTTGAAAAATCAGTTCCGGCATAAGAGAAAGGAAGAAAATGACAGTTAGTGATGCACAAAGAAAATCCATTCGAGAGGCAGTTCAACCACAAGGCCAGACTTCTCCAATTCAAGGGGCCGCATTCAAAGCACAAGTTCCCCAAGGGAATGTTGTGCTGGCTGCGACTCCTAATACTGTGCCGGTTATCCCCGCTGACTGGGCCAAGCTCGGAGTCGTGGCTGGTTATGATCCTAAACCTGCGGAGGACTTGAACCTATATATTGTCGGGCCGAGTGGTGAGGGTAAAACCACATTTGATTCCAGTATTCCCGACAACCTGATTCTGGATTTCGATAAATCGGCAGAGAGTATTATTGGACCAAGGGCGATGCGGGTTCCTATCGGGAGCTATGAGCGGTATATGGAGGTTACGCAGAAGCTCATTGATGAGGGTAAGAAAGGGAAGCATATTGTCCATCGGGTATCCATTGACACTACGGATGAGTGGCTTGGTATGATTACTAATAGACTTCAAGTCGAAAAGGGCGTCCCGGATATTACGGATTTTGGAGCACAAGGACATGGATGGTCGATGATTCGGGAGCGGTGTTTTTCAAGACTGCGGGAATTAGAGGAGGCTGGTTTTGTATGGTCTTGTGTGGGGCATATGATTACCAAGACCGAGACAAATCCGGTAACACATAAGGAGAGAACCGTTATTCGTGACGCAGCGTTCCCCTCATTTGCCGCCAAGATTGTTCGCAGTAGTGATTTTAAGCTCACGATTTACTGCATCAACAAGGAAATCGAGAAAAAAGAGCAAAGAATACTGCCTGGGGGACAGAAGATTACGGTTCCTTGTGGTACAGAGATGATCTCAAAATATTACCTTGATTCCTATACCACCGCCGAGCGAGAAGGTAAGGGTCGGGCTGCACCCGGGATGATTCGTAAGTTTGAAATTCCCCACATCAAGGCGTGGGATGTGTTCAAGAAGAACTATAATACCGCCATCGTGGCGGCAAAAAAGCAACGAAACTAATTTTTTAGGAGAACAGTTATGGACTTAAATTTTGAACAGTTGTTGGCCGAGCATAATCAGGCATTTAAGGACTCGGAGGTTTACAGTAATTGGATGCCGCCGGATGGGGATTATATTGCATCCCTCGTCAAATTTGATTCAGGACAGAAAGAGAAAGACAACGTTAAGACTGCGTGGTATAAACTTACGGGCCGAATCGAGGATGTTCAGAACGAAAAGCTGAACGGTAAGGAATTCCTTGTCAATTTTTACAGGTCATCGGCTTATGGGATTATGAAAGGCGATGCAAGGATTCTTTCCGGGAATTCTCTTTTGGATGACCTCAAGGAAGCCTATGAGGTTCTTGAGGCATCGATTGGTTCAGTTATCCGGATTAGGATCTCCACAGCTTTCAGCGACAAGTACAAGAAAGAGTTCACCAACTGCTACATCCAAGAAGTCATCAACACGACTACAGAAACCTCCGCAGAAGATGTATCAAATGCAGATACACCGGCTTCGGTTGAAACTCTTGTTGTCGGTGCGGCTCCTGAGACGGTCCCCGCAGTCCCCATAGCTTGAGGACGTTATTAGGATTTGGTTTAGGATTTGGTTAAGGATAGTAGGTGACGCAAGGTCAAGGCTTGCGGCAGGTTCGATTCCTGCCTATCCTTTTGTCGTGGACTGACAAGTGAATAGTGCTAATGGTAGTTTGAGTATGCCGATACTGGTGAATGGCGGGTCGAGACCGTCCATTATTAGGATACCATCAAGTATCTGATGCTAATAATGTAGGCAACTCAACCTACCAGCATTTACGGAATCAGAAAGGATACTAATATGAAAATAGATGGACAGTATTATTTTTGTGAAGGTTGCAGGAGTTGGCAGCCTTTTATGGGCGATGATGTGTCCTGCGATTGTGGTCACAGTAATGAGTTTACAGATAGTGAGATTGCTGATATGGAAGAAGCCGCAGCCGAGAATGAGGAGGATTATTAATCGAAGCTGTTAAGATTCCTATTTCGATTTGTCCTCATTTTAGTCAGGGGGAACCAAGAGGCCATTACATATTGGCGAAAAGGTTATTTCTTACGGAACAGCCTATTCTCGTGAGGCAGCAGTTTGTAGGATTTAATGGATTTTTGTTCGTGACCGTTGTACGTCCTCCAGAAAACAACACGACCTTTAAGATAGCCCAGCGTATTCAGGTAATGGATGATAGGAGTATTATATGGCTTGGGTCAGTTCATCAATATTTACTGCGGGGGGGATTTAAGGTGTACTTACCCGAACATATCCTGAAGGCGGAGAAGCCTGGTAGGATTGAAGGCATTGGAATCTTCAGGAAATATGAGGCTCCTGGCTTTAGCGTCTATTATTTGGAGATTCCCAAGCTAACAGGTGGGGTCTTGTTAGGTAGAGAGGAGTTGAAATGACAAAGACCAAAAGGGTTTGGGCAATATTACTTGGACTTGGGTAAAATATACTGTGAAACCTTTAACATTATCATGGACAGAAGGAGAACGAAAATGACAAATAAAACAACTATGGTACGAAAACATTATTCCAGCCTCCATTGCAACCAATGGATTGTGGATATTGTGGAGGACTCATGTGCTGTGACTGGGTATGTTCAGCCAGATGGAAGTGATGGGTCGGTTTATGGGTATGATACCGAAGATGAAGCTAAGACGGCGGCTGCATTATATGAGGAAAAAACCTCCGCAGTAGAGCCTCCCCAGGATAAAAAACAATGGGGACATCCTGACTTTTATAAACTTCTCAAGCAAATGGCCGATTTGCACTCTCGTAAAAATCACGATTATGCCGGAAGGAGCGATCCACTCAAAAATCTTCGGGCTTGTGAACGGCTGAATCTTGAACCGTTTTTAGGAGTATTGGTACGATTGCAAGATAAATGGTCGCGGCTCGAGGAGTTTGTAAAAAGTGGTCAACTTATGGTTAAAGATGAGTCCGTGATTGATACTTTAATGGATAACGCTGTATATTCCCTACTGGCAATTATCCTTTACCAAGAGGCACAGCACAAAAAGGAGAACTAATGTGGCAAGATAATATGAATGGTTTATTTGAGTTTTGTAGTGGATTTTTTATCTTGCTACATTGTATTAAGATGTTTCGGGATAAAAAGGTACAAGGAGTAAGTATCTTGGCGGTAATTTTCTTCACCGCTTGGAGTTATTGGAATTTACATTATTACCCCCACCTTCATCAATGGTGGAGTTTTGGTGGCGGGGCGTTTACTACGTTGGCCCACACCATTTGGGCGTCCATGACAATTTATTATTTAAGAAAGGGGCGAAATGAACAAGAGCATTAATCATATTGCAACCTTTACCGGGAAGTCTTTTGACCTCTTAAATCCTGAACCCGAGATGGTGTGTATCGAGGACATTGCCCGCTCGTTGGCGTATCAATGTAGATACACGGGACACACTCGGAAGTTTTATTCAGTTGCCCAACATTGTGCATTGATGGCAATGAATGAGGATTTACCCGGTGATCCAATGGTAAAGCTGCTACACGATGCGGCTGAAACCTATATTGGGGACATCGCAAAGCCCTGGAAAAACCTTCTTTTTGTGGGGAATTTTGGTGCACCCCATTTACCCGCTGTACCCGTTAAAGTTTTTGAGGCCAAGATTCAGGACGTAATTGGGTTGGCGTTGGGAGTTGCCCTTTCCCATTCTGCGGAGGTTAAGGAATCCGATATTCGGATGATGGCGACGGAGGTTCGGGACCTGATGCCGGTAATGCCCCCAGGCTTTGTGTGGGGAGTCGATGTCAGTAATCCCGTAGAGGAGACTATAATTCCTTGGCTTCCTGATGCTTCGGAACAAATATTCTTGGCTGTGTATCAAATGCTTAAACTCAAGAGGACAGGGGTATGAAACTATTAGATGTTGAGATTAGATGCGATGGGCGTGGGGATAGAGTGGAGATTTTCCCACTATGGGATATTCATATCGGGAAACATAATTGCAATGAGTCGGCATTGAAAAAGGAAGTGGCCGAAATCGTGAAACGGGATGCAATGAAGGGGAGGCACGTCCGAGTTTTGCTTGGCGGGGATGTCTTAAATGCCGTTAATCCAAAGGATATAAAAAGGTTCGATTTCTCAGACGTGGCGGATTGGCTTTTGGCCGGGAAAGTGGCAGATATAAAGGATAAGTTGTCCAATATGACGACACAGGAGATTAAGAGGGCAGCGGAAATCCTTTCCCCAATTAAACATTTGATTATAGGAGCACTTGAAGGGAACCACGAGAAAACTATTCGCAAAAGGGTTAATCAGGACGTGCAGACGGCATTATGTGAGAAACTTGGCATCCCTGATTTGTCCGATGAGGTATTATTGCGATTTAGATTTAATCGGGGATACGGAAGCGGCTCATTCATTATTATCAATGCTCGTCACGGTTATGGGGGAGGCCGAAGTGCTGGGGCCGAGCCTATGAAACTAAAGGCTATGCTGGATGAGTGGGGCCAAGCAGATGTTTGTATTAGTGGGCACACTCATACTTTCTGTATCCTACCCCCGCAACCTTTGGCGTGGATACCTTCTCGAGGGAAAATGCCAACCGGTTTGCTATGGAAACATCGGTTTGCTCTTAACCCAGGCTGTTGGCTTGATAGTCATTCTATTGGGAGAGGTACTTATGAATCCAATGGGTGTTATCCCGCAAGAGCATTTATGACCGCCAAAATAGTAGTGTGGCCTTTTTATGAGCAATTCGTGGGAGGCCGGGAATATGTATCTCCCAAAATCGAAATCCGAAGTTATCCAATCCTTTAGCAACAGATTACCTCCGCAGGAAGGGGTTTAAGATGACACTAAAAGAATTGCAGGAACTAAAAAAGGAATTGACTCGGCACGATTACCGGTATTACATCTTGTTTCGGCCCACTATTACCGACCTAAACTACGATATGCTTTACGAGGAGTATGAGGCAGGTCTCAAGGAACTTGTTGGGGGGGATACTATCTCTCAAGAAATGGAGTCGGGCTACCCCGAGTGGGTGAAACGGGAGTTTAAGGACTGTAAGCCTCTTACTTGAGCGAGTGGAAATTCACGCAGTATCGGGGGGGTATAGTCCGATAATCTTTTGAGTCCGATAGTTCTCCCTTCCCCCCAAGAGTCCGATAACCTTTTCGTGGTATCGGCAAAAACTCCATTATCATTGTAGCATATAAGTAAAGGATAGACAATAAAATTTTTGGGTTTTCTTATTTTTTACTTGCATTTCCCCATTAAATAGTGTATAGTTTATATATGAGACAAGTAAACGAAAAAGAGTTTGATGCGTTTTATCGGGAACGCAATAGACTATGTTTACCCCCTATAACTTTTGAAGATATATGGAATAAAAGTAATTCCGTTATTGTTAGAAAAATAATCCAACAAAACGAAGTTATAGGGCTGATAGTGAACTGGTTAAGATATTATATTGTGGAGGATAGTAAAATGAAGATAGCAGATGCACCAACGCCAAAAATATATAAGAAGAATCGGCTGAGAATGCTTGTGGATCAGGGCAGTATATCTCAGGGCCAGGCGAATCAGTTATGGCGGGATTATCTTAAAATGTTCAAGTAGAAATTCCCTTTCTACTCCTCCCTGGCCGGTCGGCAATACGCTTACCGGCCATTTTTTGTCCTGATTATGGGGGGTTTTCGGTTATGCCGATTATAGGACTTGTCGGGAATGGGGGAAATAGGTATTGTGTCAGTATATTGTGAAAAAAGACAGGTATTTTCTAATAATTATCATTTTTTACTTGCATTGTCGGCTGGAATAGGTTATACTTTACATAGAGAATCGGAGGTTTTCACTTTTCGGAGGTATTGAAAATGGCACGAGTAAAATATCTGAAAGTTAAAGACGGAAAAAGGTTATCTATAGATAGGTTCCCAAGCTTCTCTGCAACCGGCAGTATCCGGGGAATGAAAAACCAGTTTTATGGCAAACAAGCTTTATTGGTGCATTGCGGGAGTTATATCTACAACGTGACAGCACAACCGACTATTTATAGTTGTGCTTATTAAGTCTGCTTGGTATTGGCTATTAAGAGACAAGTCGGGGGATTAAAGATGAGACGATTATTATTTGACGATAACTGGCAAGTGATTACGTTTTTGGCGTTTTGGGCTTATATATCACTTTGTTGAGGAGGTAAAAAGTGAAGAAAATAGAACGATTAAGACGAGAGGCACTTGAAAGTTGTAATTTTCGAGGCCATAGAATGAAATCTTTTAGTCGGAAATATCGCCATTGGTGGGATTCCGAATGTAAAGATTGTGGAATGGGCGTATATATTGTAGATGATCCTCCCCCAAACGGGATTGCGATAAGCGGGGAGGCTGTGGCGTTACCTTGCGGCCTGCAGGGGGAAGAATGAAACTGTCTAAGAAAAATGTTGAGAATATGGCTAAGACGGAATCGGATAAACTGTTGTGTTCGGTCGGATTAAAAGATGCTAAGAAAATAGCTACCCAGGTTAAGCGAAATCTGGCAGCGGAATCTACGAGGAGGAAAAACTTATGAAAACGATTAAGATTAAGATTTATGGAGAATTACAAGGACCAATTTGGTGGCCTGTTGGTGCAATATGCACTAAGAAATTTGACCTTTATTGTGATTATGAGGAGAAACCATTTCGCCATCAAATAGATTGTTTGCGTGATGCATTATTGCATATTACCAACGATGGCGATTTTCAGCATTGCGAGATTAGATTTGCAGTCTTGGAAATCACAAAACAAAAAGGATTAAGCATAATAATCAGAGACAGACTATTACAGGGAACAGGTGAAAATGCCGATTGTTTTGTCGAAGATACAGTAGTAGTTTAGTATTGATTGTCTTACGTTTGGCCTTTACAGCGGACGTGAGGACCTAAAATTTTCAGAAAGTGAGGATAATATGGTGGTATATGTAGCACGAAGCAAAAAAGAGTTTGAAAGAGTTTGTCATCTGCTAACTGAGCTTAATATAAGATGGAAACACAAAACTAACTGCGGCTGGAATATTGAAATATCACTCCCAATTTGGGAAACTCATTAAACTTGAAAGCGAGGGTCGTTTGCAATGTCCGGCATAGTGGTCCGGTACTACCAGACGGCCTGAGCTTGTGAGTTTAACTGAATGAGTTTAACTGAAAGGGAAAAAATGAGTTTTAACGATAGATACTTTGAACAAATAGCCAATTATAACACGAAAAAAGACAAGCGGTCCAACAATGCAAAAACCAAAAGACTACTATCTTCATTGGCCGTAGTGTTAAAAGATTTACCTCACAACCAACAAAAACAAATCGACCACGTTATTAACGATTTGCGAGACGGAGTTAGATTTAACTGGATTGGATCGGTAGAAGTGTATAGAAATCTTTTAGTTTAACGGAGGATTAAAATGAAAACATTAGCTGAGTATTTGGCGGAGTATATCGACCAGACGGTTGGTAATGATAATGTCTTGCCGGATGATATATCTGTCCTCAAGGAATGGATTGAACAAGGACTTGAGGCCTATGAATCAGTAGAGAATTGTACCATTGGTATTTGTGGCGGGGACTGTCCGGAATGTAAAATTCCTATGGTTCGTGGTGAAGCGATGTTATATAACGGGCACGATGAGATTGAGACTTGTCAATATGAATGTCCAGATTGTGGTTATGTAGTTTATGGTTAGGAGGATAACAATGGATAATTTTGTGAAGATTACAACGGGTTGGGTTCAACAATACTTTGAGAGAAACAAAGACGGAGTGTTTGTTTGTACCAGCCAGGAATTTGTTGCCGGGGATACGTGCTATTATGAAGATGATGGTGGTGGCGTAATAGAAACCCCGGAGTATAAGTACCAGCCTTTTGATGTGGTAGGAGGATAATAGATGACAATGGAACAGAGAATTAAGAGGATAATCAAGCAAACGGAAAACGATTTATTACAGACTATTGAGCAGGATTGTCAACTGATAACTACTCTAAAGACGCAGCGGGATAATCTGCTGGATGTAGCAAGAGAGATAGTATCCGACTTTGACAATTATGGAGAGGTGCTACAAACTGGTTTTGACGGAGAATACGGAAACGATACTGCTATTGGTCGATTGGTGATTATTGTAGACAGAATAAATAAGCCGTAGAATGAATGGGACGTGGTTATAGTCCTTCCAATAAGAAAAATCAAATAACTCACTTCACCGAGGTCCTCATCGGCTCCACCTCCAGCCAACAAGATGAGGGCCTCCCCTATTTACCTCCGCAGGTCATAAACCTAATCATCGAGATCACTAAAAAGGTCATAAACCCAACCACCAATAGCACTTAGCCTAATCACTTCGTCCAGCACAGGGCACGTCAGGACTCCGCCGATCCTCAATTTCCCACTTGACTCGGATTATATAGTCTGAATAACTAAGTGTCCAGTCAAGTAGGGAAAGTCTGAATAACTAAGTGTCCAAACGCTAACTCCTGCACCGCCAACAACCTGCGGAGGGAGACCCCCCATCGGCCCCCGGGCGAGTCCGATAATGTTAGTGGAAAGACCTCACCTGTTAAAACTCATTTTGGATTCCGAGCCAAAATTCACGCAGTCCAGAATCCCGTTGCCAACAAAGTCCGATAAGGTATGCCGAGTTCTGTTTCCATCCGATAAAATAATCTCGAAAATATTTTCAAATTCCCCCAAATTTCCCTTGACACCGGTATGCAAATTTGCTATAATACACTTGTTAAATGAAGGGGACGCAAAATGAAAATAGCTTGGATATTTAATTTTTTACCTGGGGATATACATCTGTTTGGCCCGGGGACAAGAATCCAAAATCTTGTTCAGCGAATAATTAAAAAAGTTGACAAGTGTCCCAACTGTGGGAGTCTCCAGTTCAAGAAAAATAGGCTCCGATGTTTTCACAGATGGCATTGGTTTTGTTTAGATTGCTCCTTATGCTTTATAACCGCCGTCGATTGCCCAATATGCCATAAAGACATCTTGGGGGAATATAAAAACAAAAAAACATTCCCGGAGGAGAAACTTAAATTCCGAAAGGAACCAAAATGACCCCAGACCAAATCATCCAACTCCGCCAACTCATCAAGGAAGTCCGTGAAATGATTAAATGCCCTCACGACAAGAATGTTGTACCTTGTGATTTTTGCAAGAGAACAAGATTACTTGATGAAGCCCTCGCCCTCCTCCCCTGCGAAAACTGTGGTGGTAGTGGGGTAGAGGAGTTTAGAGATATTGAATCCGATGGAGACCTTACATATCGTCCCTGCCCCCGCTGCCGAAAGCCAAAAAAAGAATGTAAAAAGAAAGGAAGCTGCACTCGTTATATGGATGGGACTTGCGAGGATTGTCCTGCCTACCAATTAAAAACCCCTTGACATATCCTTCCAATCTGCTATAATGCAGTATATGAGAAAGATGAATATGCGGACAGGGACTCTTACCATACATATCAAAATGGCTCACAGGCCATTCGGGGGATGGTTGTGTCCGCTTCCATCCCCTACTTTTTTTAGGAACCCCTAATGGGGAATATTAAAGTAGTTAAAAAAGAACCTGTTTTTGTTTGGGGCCACGAGGTTGAGCTTGAGCACGTTGATTGGCTCTGGCCTAATCGTTTCCCTCTCGGAATGCTTTCTATCATAGCAGGACTCGGCGGAGTCAGTAAATCAACCCTTACCCTCTATATGGCTGCCCAAATCACCACAGGCCGGCCCTTTATAGACGACCCCCCCGGCACAACCCGAGAACCCGGCGACGTGGTTATCCTCTCTGCCGAGGACAGCCCTGGTAATATAATAATGCCTCGACTAATAGCTATGGGAGCCGATACCAAGAGAATCTGTATCCTCAAGGCCATAAAAGTTACTTTAGAAGGAGGTCAAACCGGAATCACTGGAGTCACGAATCTCTCTAAAAATGAAGGCGACCTCGATATGCTCGTTGCGGTCATAAAACAATGTCCCAATCCTCTACTCGTAATCATAGACCCCTACACCGGCTTTATGACGGGTAAACAAGCCGACTCTAACGACAATATAGCCGTCCGTAGTTTCCTCCGACCCCTCGGCGAGATGGCCGCTGACTTTCACCTAACCGTAATTGGAATTACCCACTTCAATAAAAAAGAGGACTCATCCGCAGCCTTACGCATCCTCGGCTCTGTTGGTCAACAAAATGCCGCCCGTATGTGCTGGTACGTTCTCCACGACCCCGACGCTGAAGATCGCCGCTACCTGATCTGGGCCAAGGGTAATATGGCGGCACGATGTTCAGGTCTCGCTTATCGTCTTGTAAATACTCCTGTTACCTTCAAGAATCGAACATCTTTCTATCCATCCTGCAACTTTGAAAAGGAACCGGTCCATCTAACCGCCGATGAACTAATGGCTCCTCGCCCAAAAAAATCAGGCCGTCCTCGCAAACAAACCGACGCCGGGGACTGGCTCGAATCTTTCCTGTCCGATGGCGGTGTGGATTCTAAGCTCATTTTCGAGGAAGGTAAGCACCTTGGCTACTCTCAACGCACCTTAGAACGAGCCAAGAAGTCAGTAGGAATCCTCGGTATTCCTGTAAAAAACCACACCGCCAATATTGTGCGGTGGGAATGGAGACTTCCGTGATTATAATCCCTATAACCACTACGACCTACACCCTTATAATCCCTACAATCGTGACCGCAGACCTCTATGAAAGAGATAAAGGCGGTCTGGTTTATTTACTCTTAAACGCCAGTCCACACCGCCAAAACCCCTCCCTATGCTCCGCAACTGGCGGTCTGGGATATTGGCGGTCTGGATTCTGATTGTAACGATTACAACACTTATAAGGAGACAAACCTATGAATTTGAATTTTGAACAAATGCTGGCCGAACATCAGCGGAATCGGGAGCCAGCACAAAAGGTAGTAATTAAGCCGTGTCCTCGGTGTGGCTGGCCAATAAAGGAAGAAAACTCAGGGTCGTTGCTTGTGAACATTTTTGTCGTTGTGGTGGTTTTGCTGATTTTCATAGCTCTTGTTGTAATCCCTCAATTTACAAACTGAAAAGAGGGGTTCCTACTATAACACCTATACCATCTGAAAGGATTAAAGATGAAGTATTTTTCGCTATTTAGCGGGATTGGAGGATTTGAACTTGGAATACAAAGAGCTTCCCAACAAGTTTCGAGCACATCGGAACGACAAGAAAAAATCGGAGATTCAAGGTTACTCCATAATGAAACCGAATGCAATATGCGATATAATAGACAACCATCCCCGACTTGTGTTGGTTTCTCCGAAATCGACAATGTAATTTCAGCAATTATGGAAAAACTACTTGACTTCCCCCGCAGGGTATGTTAAAATACTGTTGAAAGGAACCAAATGAATACAGCAGAGCAGAATCCCGACACCAAGGAACAATTAGGAATCGTCATAGAAAGCTATAACCACAACGACATTCATCGTGTCGTGGTCGTGAAACTCCTTGGGGAGGACAAGAATTATTTCTTCTTCTATGTCTCAGAACATCCTCGTGTAGAGTTTGGAGACACCATCGAGATGAACTTTTATTCCGACGAATACTACATCTGCCGAGGCAACGACCGATTAACTTTCAAGCTAACCCCACTCGTGTTCCCGGACACTCTCCTTTACGAACTAATAACTGAAAGGATGAATCAATGATGCCATCAAAAAACACTATCTTCTGCGGAGGTAATCTTGAGGTCGTCTCGTCTTGGCCATCCAACTTCATCTCCGCCATCGTAACCGATCCGCCCTATGGCCTCGGCTTTATGGGCAAGGACTGGGACACCTTCAAGAAAGACTATCTACAACAACATCGAATAGCTGATACGAAACGTAAGCCTCGAACCGATGGTCGAAAAGGTGCGGCTTGGGGTAATGGGGCTGATGCTGGAACTTATGATTATTCCCGAAATCCTCAGTTCCAGCAATGGTTTACGGTCTGGGCCAAGGAAATGCTCCGAATCACCAAGCCGGGGGGCTTCCTACTCTGCTTCGGCGGGACCCGCACCTACCATCGCCTCGCCTGTGCAATCGAGGACGCTGGCTGGGAAATCCGAGACTG